GAGAGTAGTAGAACGGTTTAGCACGCCAGGCCGATAACCTGGAAATGGTAGTTCAATTCTACCCTCTCGGACTGAGGCGACAATACTAGTTGGTCAACGCAAAGACAGTTGGAATAGACAACGGTTCGCTACCTTGGCAAAGGTTTCTGACGGCGGGAAAGACCGCTATTGAGCCTAGGTGGTGGAATGGCAGACACGTCGGTCTTAGAAACCGATGCTTACGCGTGGGGGTTCAAGTCCCTCTCTAGGCACTTTCTTTCTTGACGGCTAACACAATCGGATAGTGTGCGGGATTCTGATTCCCGAGGTTCTAGGTTCGAATCCTAGGCCGTCAACCAAGCCAGAGTAGCCCAATCTAGGTAGAGGCAACCGATTCAAGCTCGGTTAAGTGGGGGTTCGAATCCCTCTTCTGGCACTGAGTCGTAGGTAGTGGTTACCGGGAAGGTTGTGTCCCTTCCTTGCGCGGGTTCGATTCCCGTACGACTCCCTGGGTGCGAGCTGGGTTCACGAGTCTAAACAAGTATCGTGCCGCATCCCCAATTGAGCCACCTGGCGGTAATCAATCCGATAAAACCAGCGCTTCGTGGTCTGGCCCTACGCCGCGTGATACCAAGTAGGGCAATTGGAGATACAACGGACTAGCTAGCAGGCGCCCGACCTGTCTTCGATTCGGGCAACTAGGGATAGAAAGGTTAGCGCCAAGGTAAACCCGCACGTCGGGAACCCTGGCTACTCGGGTTCGATTCCCGACTATTCCACTGGGATGTCATCCCTTAGAGAGTGCCCTGGGTATGGCCGAAATAAAGACCTTGACGGCTCGGAAAGACGAGCTCTGATTCCCAAGCTGAAATGGTATAGCAATAGGTTGTTAACCTACGGGTACCAGGTTCGAATCCTGGGGGAATCGCTGAGTCTATGTGTGGTGTAGTAGGGTGCACGTCCGGGTACCGGCGGGAGTTGGTTCGAAGCCAGCCCGTAGACTCTTTTGCCAAGATGGTGTCAATGGTAACACCTCTGTTTCGTAATCAGAAGACCCGGGTTCGATTCCCGGTCTTGGCTCTAGTCGTATTCGTGGTTACCTTATCCAGGTGACTACCGTTGTTTGCACTTGCGTTGTCTGTAAGCTTGAAATCTGCAGGGCTAAACACCCGTCGCAATCGTTCGCTCAAACCGAGTCTTACCTATTGGCTCTAGTCAATGGGGCCGTTTTGCGTGGTCGTCGTATGGTTTGCGCTAGATGCAAAGGCGGACTAGCGCCGTTGAAGTTGTCCGAGTACAAGAAAGGTTAGCCATGTGGCCATTTCGTAAGCAAGCCCCGCCGGACCCCAAGGTAGCCAGGAACCTGGGGGAAGGCCGTTGGGAAGTATCTATCTGGATGGCCGTTGCGTTCAAGCAAACCGGACCTACTACCTACGTCCCCCGGTTCCAGATGTTCGATTCACCCGAGGAAGCCGAGCTCAGAGCCGAGGAGTGGCTAGCTACAGGGGATTACGATACGGCCTACATGAAAGAGGCCGGGACCATGACTATCACCCTACCGGCCCCATTCCTGACAGCCGAGACAGTAGCTAGGGTCCGAGACTTGCTCCCGTTTTGGGAGGAAGAGAAGCGCAAGAAAGAAGGTACAGCGTGAGCCTACTAACCAAAGTAAAGCAGGAATTGGCAGACTTCCTAGGAACACCACACACTAAGGATACTTGGTGGTCTATGTATGGCCGGTGCCAGGGCTTGGTCGAAACCTATTGCCTTGAAAACAACTGCTATGATTCAAAGAGGGACATTCTACAGCTTGTCCTAGAAGAGATTTCTATTGACGGCCGGACCTTGTTCGAGCTTCTGGACGAAAAGTGAAACTAGCCATCTTTGATACCGAGACCCACCTCATCCGGCCGGGGGTCAACGCCCCCGAGCTCGTATGTGTGTCTTATATGGGCGACGACGGACGGCCAGCCCTGGCACACCACAAGGAAGGCGCGGACCTATTCGAGAGCTGGCTAGATGAGGGCCGGCTTTTCGTCGGGCATAACGTAGCCTTCGATATGGTCGTTATGTGCGCTTACCGGCCAAGCCTTATCCCTAAGGTGTTCAAGGCCTACGACGAAAACCGCGTTACCTGTACCATGTTGCGTCAGCAGCTTATCGATATTGGCCTCGGCTGCTTCCGGGGTCGGATGGGGTCGGATGGGAAGTGGATTACCCACAAGTACGGCCTAGACGACCTATCGAGCCGGTACCGGGGGACCCGACTTGAAAAGGATAGCTGGCGTATGTTCTACGGGGCGTTTCAGCACGTACCCCTAGAGGCCTGGCCAGAGTTTGCGCGGGACTACGTTGCACCCTTCGTGCACACGGACAAGGCCGTAGCCTATTGGGCCTCACAGTATGGCTACACGGACCCGCAATGGGCCAAAGCAGCCAAGATGCTCCAACCCAACCCCGACCCCATGGGGGTCCTACGTTACCCCAAGGAAGACGCGGTAGCTACCTCGGACGTCTACTACGCGCAGGAACGCTACGCAGGGGAGCTCTTAGTAGACCAGTTCAATCAAGCTCGGTACTACTTCGCGTTCCGCCTGGCTGAGTGCTGGGGCTTGCGCACTTCGTTGGCTTCGGTAGATAAACTTGAGGAGCAAGTTTCGGCCGAGTATGAACGGCTTAAATCTGAGCTCACGGAAGCGGGACTAGTAAGAGCTGACGGCACCCGAGACACCAAGGCTGCCAAAGAGAGGATGATTGCCGTCTGCAAAGAGAAGGGAATCCCGCTCCGTGTGACAGCCACGGGAGAGGTTTCGCTAGACTCGGACGCTTGCAAGGTCACCGAAGATGACTTACTAGAAGCGTATGCCGACTTTTCGACCTTCTCTAAGGTCATGAAAAACGATATCGAAATGCTGCGAAAGGGTGTACAGATGCCCATCCACTGTCGTTTCGGGTTGGCTGATACAGGACGAACTACATGCTCAAATCCGAATCTGCAGAATCTAAGAAGGCTCTAAAAGCCTGGCGCAAGGACTACTACCATCGAAAGAAAGATGTCCTCAGAGCCAATCAAATCCGCTCGGACAAGAAAAGACGAAGCGAAAATCCCCAATCGTTCTGGGTCGCCAAAGCTTGGAGTCGGGCTAAAACTAGAGCTAAAGCCTCAGGTTTACCTTGTGAGGTGCACGTAATCGAATTGCCCGAAGTGTGTCCTATTCTGGGAGTCTTCATAGACTACTCCACCACGGGGGAGGGAATCAGGAGCAACTCGCCCTCTCTTGACAAGGTCATCCCTGAACTCGGATACGTTGCAGGTAACGTCAGGGTAATCTCATACAGAGCCAATACCATGAAATCCGATATGACTGTAGCCCAAGCAGAAGCGCTACTAGCCTACATGAAAGGTCAGAAGTAATGGGCATCCGAGAGTGCATCGTCCCCCGAGAAGGCTTCGTCTTCGCTCAGGCAGACTACCCGCAACTAGAGCTCTACACCCTGGCTGAAGCCTGCTACAGGCTGGTAGGGTTCTCGGAGCTGGGAGAGGCACTGAAAAGCGGTCTTGACCCCCACCTGGCTCTAGGGGCCCAAATCCTGGGTATTTCCTATGAGGATGCCAAGGCTAACAAGAAGAGGCATGACGTAGATATGGCCCGCCAAACGGCCAAGGTTTGTAACTTCGGCTATCCGGGAGGGCTGGGACCGAAACGCCTTTGCCACTTCGCTTGGAAGTCCTACAAGGTACTGATTACCGAAGACCAGGCCAGGGAGCTCCGAGCGCAATGGCTCAAGCGTTGGCCGGAAATGGTCCTCTACTTCAAATACATTAGCGACCGACAGACGGACGACGGCATTACCATCGTTCAACTCGTGTCCGAGCGCGTCCGTTCCGGTTGTTCGTTCACCGCGGCTTGTAACTCCAACTTCCAAGGACTTGGCGCGGACATTGCGAAGAGTGCTTTCTACGAAATCGTGCGCCGGTGCTACGTGCGAACCCCGGGGTCTGCCCTGTTCGGCTCTCGGGCCGTCAACATGATTCACGACGAAGTTATCGTAGAAACGCCAGACGGACCCCAGGCCGCGGCCGTGGCTATAGAAGTGGCACGTATTATGGTGGACACGGCCAACCGGTTTCTAACCCACGTGCCAGTTGACTTCGCGAAACTAGACCCTACCCTAATGCGGGTATGGTCCAAGCAAGCCTTTGACGTATTCGATTCCTCTGGTACGCTTGTGCCCTGGGACTCGGACGATTGGGTTTACGACGAGCACGGCAGCCCCCTAGGCTTGGCACAAGGGGCCCAGCAATTCTACAAGCGAGACGGAAAGGCCTGGAATTATGCGAACGATTAGGACACTAACGGAAAAAGACGACAAGCCCCCTTGCCCAGAGTGCAAGGGCAAGCGTAGTCATAAGCTGGACTGCAGTGTAGCCAGCCGGGCCGCTGGTATTCCTCCCATGACTTGGTATGAGCTCAAAGAAGCGAAGGCCAAAGAAGGGCCGGTGCATCTGTGCGACCGGTGTAACGACGAGCGCAAGGGACTGTATGTGTTCAAGGGTCTGCTTCTCTGCAACCTGTGCTGGGCCTTCAAGCGAACCCGAGAGGGTAGCCCCCTAGCGCCTGAGCCGATTTTGACCCCCGAGTATTCATTGATTACCCTTAAGATGATGCATGCAAGCTTGTCCCGGGGCGTTAAGACTTACGACAAGGCTACGGTCTACGTAGACGGAGTTAAGATGCAGGACTTTGACGGGAGGATTCAGCTATGAGAGCAGGCGGTAAGTCGGGTATTTGCCGTAACTGTGGGCTTGGCTGGGGGTCTCACTACGGGGATTACTGTGACCCTAGAGGCTTCGGGAGTGTGTTTGACCCGGCCCCGGCTAAGAAGGCCCCAATCCCCAAGCCCGAAGTCGGTATCAAACACGATGGTAAGAAGCCCCAGCTTTCCAAGTACCTACACCCCCTTTTCGCGAACCGACACTTTCTGCCTATCGTGGTCGAGGTCATTGGGGTTTTGAAGTATGGCGCGGCCAAGTACCAGCCGGACAACTGGACGAAGGTAGAGCCGAAAGAGCGTTACCTAGATGCCGCCTTGCGTCACCTATCGGCCGTGGATAACGGCAAATGGCTGGACGACGAGCCGGACCCCGAAGGCAATCCCCCGAGCCACCTCCCTCACGTAGCCCACGCGGCTTGCTCAGTTCTCATGTATGGCGCACTAGCCCTTGCCCAACGCGCCAGCAAGCCTTAGGTTACCGTATGCGAGAGATTGCTACAGCCCAAGTCGGGCAGGTCACCTACTCAATTCTAGAGGCAACTCCCCGGGAGCGTAAGGTTCTCCGGGATGCAGTAGGGGCTTGCAACGTTCACACGGGCGTTATCCTCGTGAGGAAAGCCCTAGCCGAGGGGGTTCTATTCGAGACGGTCTGTCACGAAGTAGGGCACGCTGTATCCTACGGCTCGGGAGCTCGGGAGTACCTCAAAACTGTACTTGCCGACCCAGAGCAAATCGACCAAGTGGAGGAAATGCTTTTGCAAATCCTTGTCCCTACTCTTCTGACGGTCCGTGTCGAGGGTAAGCCGTGATAGCAATCGACGTCGACGAAGTGCTCGTAGATTTCATGGGGGAGTGCCAACGCTTGTTCAAGGCGCTTGGTCTCCCGGCCTACGTCGCCACTGGGCGTTACGATGTCTATGCGGAACTAGACGAGCTCCGACGTACCGTATTCCTAGGACTCGGGGAACGTGCCAACCGTATGCAGGCCTTCGAACATGCACACGAGGTCTTGACGGAGCTACGGAAGCTGGATAAGGTAGTAGCTCTAACCGCACCTTGGTCGGGTTCGGAAACCTGGCACCGGGCTCGTGTGGTTCACCTTCTAGAGCTCGGCTTCAAGGAAAGCGAAATCGTCTTTTGCCCCGGGGAGCTAAAGCAGTATTTCGCGGCCGATATCCTTATCGAAGACCGAACGGAAACGCTCATTCAATGGGCCAACCGCAACCCCCTCGGCTCGGCTATCTGCCTGGCAACTCCCTGGAACACCCTAGAGACCCCGGCCTTGGATGAGTTGTCCAATGCCTACCTAGCCAAAACGCCCCAAGACATCGTACGCATAGCAAAGAAAGACTACGAAAAATGACTACCAAAGTTCAAACGGTTCAAGTTTCTATCAACGCCCGGGAGTCGGTTACTGTGACCGCACCACTAGCCCCTGGGGAAAAGGTCGTAGTGGCCTCGGCTGCTTTGACGGCTGTCTTGGCCGGTAAGACCATTCGCCCGGCTTATCACGACGAGAAGTTGCAGGTTCGTTACGTCCGAGGTGTCGGCCTCGAATGGGTCGGGGATGCGGCCGTGGTAGTCAAGACCCTCAGCGGCCCGGAGTACCTCTGGAAGTCCCTGAACAACGAACCGGAGTCGCTCTGGATTATCCCGGGGGAGCCGAGCAAGCGTGGCAAGTGGTTCTCTAGCTCTGGAACCTTCGTCAACGTTTCGGACATGACCGAAGGTCACCTCGACAACGCTCTTAGCTGGCTGGCCCTCAAAGCCGCTGAGCTCAAATCCGAGAAGCGCCGCCGGGAAGCCAAGGCCAAGGCGGTTGAAGCAGCCAAAGCCCGGGACGAAAAGGCTAAGGCCAGCGTCCAGAAGAAGCGAGACAAGGCCAAGGCTCGATATACCAGCAAGTTCACAGAGACCCAGTCAAACGACGAAGCCCGAAAAGCTTTCCTTGAGGGCAAAACGGTACGTCCCCTTGGTGTGTATCCGAGCCGGGGGGTTGGATTTCGTACGGAGTTCGGTAAAATGCTCTTCGTCGGGACACACGGGGAAATCACACTTAGCCCGGTTAATCAGAAGCTAATCGTCTGTGGTTTGAACCCGTACAGTGAAAAGACCTACACCGGTGGCTGGGAAATTTCCAAGTGACTGATACCCGCTTCTGGGATATCCTTCGTCTTACAACGAAGAAGGCCCAGCCGATTGACAAGTTGTGTCTTCGTTTGGGCCTTTCGGAGAAGGAACTTACCAAGCTGGCCAAAGAAGCCAACTCGGAAGGGTTCCGTATCCGGGTCCAAGACGGTATGGTTACCAGCCGTAGCCCATCTATCGGACCTACCAAGCCCGTCATCCTCCCCGACCCCAAGCCCGGACGACACTCCGTAGCCATCGTTACGGACACTCACTTTGGGTCGTCTCACACGGACCTAGTCGGCCTGGAAAAGTTCCTGTCTATGGCCTGGGGTCGTGGTATCCGACACATTATCTGTACTGGGGATATCCTAGACGGCAATAAGGATGTTCTCCTACACGACCAAAACCTAGTAGGTTTTGACCACCAATCGGACCTAGCGGTAGAGGTTATCTCCGGGGCTAAGCCGTTCAAGTGGATTGCCATCGACGGGAACCACGATGGTTACTACTCGACCAGCTCGGGTATGGTATCGGGTGTTCAGCTCGGGGCCAAGATGCGAGAGGCCGGGGTTGACTGGTCTTTCGCGGGGGTCTGTCTGGGCCGAGCTCGGGTCCTGGGGGCCAACTGGCAACTCTGGCACCCCCACGGCGGGGCTGGCACACGGAACGCGATTCGACGTATCCTCAATAGCCGTATCGAGTCCCTAGAAGAGCCTTGCGACGTTTTGGCTATTGGACACTTCCACAAGTATGCTACAGTGCAGGCCTACCCAGAGAACGTTTTCGGGGTAGCCGGTGGCACCTTCCAGAAGAAGCGTTCTGAGTTCGCTAACCGTATCTCCAACGGTTGGGACATCGGCGCATCTATCGTATCCTGGACCTTCCGCAAGGATGGTTCGGCGGCTGAATTCTCAGCTGAGTTCTTCCCTACAAGTCAAGGAAATGTATGAAATCCACTCTAACTGCACTCCCGGCCATCTACTACCGCGAACGCCTGGCCGACGGCAAGAGCCAGGCCATCCCCGAGCCCCCTAAGGTTGGCCCCGGGCAAACCCTCAAGTTCAACCCACTCGACCGGCGTTGGCGCATCTACACCCCGAAGCAGCCCAAGTATCGAGTGGTCTTCGATACAGACGAGCTCATTTACCTGGAACGCCGGTTTCACAATGCCCAGCTAGAAGAGGCACGTAACGAGCTGCGAGCTATCAAACTATTGGCACGCAAGCCCGGACCTAAAACCTTTGCCAAGGTTGCCGGGTTTGAGGCTAGAGCTCGCGTAGCGCGAGCCGAGGCCGATGCATGCGCTCGGACTATCAACGAAATCAAGGCCCAGCTATGAGGGTCTTGACCGAAGAGGGTAAGCGGGTCAAGGCCATTCAAGAGAGTTACAAGGATAGCACCATTCCTCTCGTACCTTGTAGCCAGGGTTGCGACCAGTGTTACGAAGACGCCCCGGACCCCGAGCCAGAGGAAGACGACGACGCCCCAGACAGTCAAAGCCAGTTCTTCGATTACAGACTGTACGAAAGCGAGTCGGAATACAGCCAGGGCTACCGACTTGGCAAGAAGGCCGGGCTAGCTACAGCTAAGGAAGTCGAGGTTTCCTTCGCGGAAATCCAACGGCTTACCCTAGAGAACTCCCTTCTACGTGGCGAACTGGCTACCCTTCGTGCACACGCCAAGCTGAGCCGAGAAGGATAATTACAGCGATACGAGAATTACGCCTTGACTGGAAACGGTCAAGGCGTTATCTATGTTAAGTGGAAACCGGCGTAACAGAAAAACAAATCCGAGACTACCAAGAAGCCAAGGCTACCGGACAGACGGCCCGGGCTAAGTCGATTGCGGGTATCCTGGTAGCTCAGAACATGGGGCTAGTAGCCAAGGTAGTTAAGAAGTACCAGGTAAAACAGGCCTTCCTTAACTTCGCAGACTCGAAAGACGACCTAATGCAGGCCGGGGTTATTGGGGTCCTCAAGACCCTTGACACCTTCAACCCGGCTCGGGGTAAGTTCAGTTCGATTTGCATGTGGAAAATCCTGCACGAAGTTCAACGTGAGCTCTGCAAGCAGATGACAGCCAGCCATCCCCGGTCCAACCGACGTGAGGTCAAGTCCGACATTGCCGACCTTCCCGAGGGCTTCCTAAGCTACGACGAGAGGGACCGTATCGAGGCCAGTAGCGAGCTCCAAGCCGTTCTAGACGAGCTGGCCGCTACCTGTACTGAGGAAGAACAAGCCTACGTAGCAGCCCTTCTAGCCGGGGCTACCGAACGGGAGGCCAGGCGTTTGGCTAAACTATCCGAAGAAGCCTGCAAAACCCTTCGGATGAGACTTAGTGAAACCCTCTCGAATTGACATCGAACGCGAGCTCGGCCGTAGGTCACTATACGATTTCGTCAAGCTCGCATGGCACGTAATCGAGCCCAGTGTAGAGTTCCAGGATAACTGGCATATCAAGCTCATTTGCGAGAAGCTTGAGTCAGTCTCCCGGGGTGAGTGCAAGCGGCTGATTATCAACGTCCCGCCAGGCTCAGCCAAGTCGACCTTGGTTTGCGTGTGCTGGGACGCCTGGGATTGGCTGCAGAACCCTTCTCGTAAGTTCCTGTATACGTCTTTCGACGCCCGACTTACCCGACGCGACGGCAAGCGAACCCTGGACCTCGTGAGCTCCAAGTGGTTCCGCGAGCGTTGGGGGTCCGTGTTCAACGTGCCACCGGACGCAGCTAGCGCGGACTTCAAGACGGACCGAGGCGGGTCCCGTTTCGCTACCTCGGTCAAGGGTAAGACGACCGGTGAACACCCGGATATCTTGGTAGTAGACGACCCGTCCAAGCCCAAGGAAGTTAACGACAAGTCCCTAGAGGAAGTCGTGAATTGGTGGAAGTCGACGATTCTCAGCCGAGGTAACCAACTCACGGTTGCCCGCGTCATTATCATGCAACGCTTGCACGAGAACGACTTGTGCGGCTACCTGCTTCGAACCGAGCCCCACGAATGGGAGGTAGTTCGAATCCCGCTAGAGTTCCAGCCCGAACAAGCGCACCCCGAAGACCCCCGGACCGAGCTCGGGGAAATCTTCTGGAAGGCCAGGCACAACGAAAAGACCGTAGCCACGTTGAAGGGTTCCGGCGGCCTAGGGCCAAGGCACTACTCGGCTCAGTACCAACAAGACCCGGCCCCGGCGGAAGGTCTTATCTTTTTCCACAAGTGGCTATCGGGCAGGTGCGCTCAGCTCCCTGACCGTTGGGACGACTCGTGCCAATCCTGGGATATGAGCTTCAAAGACTCGGACGGCTCGGACTGGGTCGTAGGCCAGGTCTGGTTGCGCCAAGGGTCTAGCTACTACCTCGTAGACCAAGTCCGCGCCAAGATGGCGTTTACCGCGGCTTGTCAGGCCGTGAAAGACCTTTCGAAGAAGTGGCCCAAGGTCCGCGCCAAGGTCGTAGAAGACAAGGCCAACGGCCCGGCCGTAGTCGACCACTTGAAGCGGGAGGTATCTGGCCTCATCCTCGTAAACCCGGAAGGCGGTAAGATTGCCAGGGCCAACGCGGTTACGGCCTTCTTCGAAGCGGGGAACGTCTACCTAGTCGAGGCCGACTGGACGAAAGACTACGTGGACGAAATGACTAGGTTTCCTACGGCCTCCCATGACGACCAAGTAGACGCCACTAGCCAGGCCCTTACCTTCTTGGCCGACCGGAACCGCTCGTACGCGGAAGCTATGAAGAATGCGAAAAGTGTCATGGGGGGCTTGACCGGCTCGGTCTAGCATGCAAAGATGAGCGTTACCACAATGCAAGCCATCTACCAGCGCACCGAAACCGCACTCATCCTTGGCGCCAAGTTGTCGGACGTTTACGCTCTGGCCGTTGCCATCGAAGACGCGGCCTACAACATCCGAGGCCGGGAAGAAACCAAAGCAGACGAATCGGCCGATACAGTGCGCCCGGGGGTCAAGTGACTAAAGACGAATACGCACAAGGTCTAATCGGTATCCTGGAAGCTGGCTGGGGCTCGGGTAGCGACGACCTCTGGACCCGATTCGGTATGGGCCGGGCTGAGACTTGCTGGCTAGCCCAAATCCCAGTCCCGGACCGGCCCGACTATTGGGCATATGCTCGTGAGAACATCTTTCTAGAGCTCGGGGGCGAACCGATTTCCCTGCACGAGTTCCTGGGGTCGTACTAGTGGAGCCGGATACATACGAGGGCCGGGCTTTCTGCCGTCCGTGCTATTGCCTCGGTTGCGGTGATTCCTGGCAAGAAGAGGGCTACGTGGGTTTCCGTGCCTACCAGTCATGCCCGGCTTGCGTCGGTGGCTTGTCGGCCTTATTCTGGTACCTACGTTACTGGCTCTTCCGTGCCTTCGGGCGCTAACGAAAGGTTTACAGGTCACATGGGATACGTTGTGCTCATCCTTTGGGTTTTGGGTTTCGTCTTCTTTTTCCAAGCGGCTTCGAAGGAGGCCAAGTTGCTTCCCGAGCCGATGCGGCCCCCGGTTCCGGCCATGTTCTGCGCGGCTATCTTGTGGCCTTGGTTGGTTATCTTCGCGCTGGCCAAGGGGGACCTATGAAGTTCCGTCTCGCGTCAGACCTGCATTTCGACCACTATTCGGACTGGCAGAATCAAGAGACTATCGGCAGGCTGTTCCTAGACGGGGAGGACTACGATACGATTCTCCTGGCCGGCGACCTGGCCAACGCCCCGGCTTTGGAGCATGCCCTAGAGCTACTGCTTCGGGGTGTCTCCAAGCCAATCCTGTACGTTCCGGGGAACCATGACTACAGCCAGGGGGAGCGGTCGATTCACGATACGAACAACCTGCTAGAGCGCTTGCACGATGAAGGGGGTCATTTCTGGAACCTCCGGGACCATGACTACCCATTCCGGAACAAGGCTGGCGAGCTCAAGCGGGTTGTAGGCGTAACCAACTGGTACAGCGCCGCTCCGCTAATCGTCAACCTAGGCCGCCGGGGTTGGTACGACTTCAAGTATATTCCAGGCTTCGAAGACGAGCTCTACCATATGAACCGGGTAGACACGTTCAACCTCAAAGCCTCAGTAACCGAGGGAGACATTGTGGTTACGCATATGCTCCCCAGCTGGAAGTGTGTGCACCAGGCTTACCAAGGGGACCGGGCTAACGTCTTCTTCGTAGGCGACCGGGAAGAGTTCATTCTAGAGCGCAAGCCGGCTTTCTGGGCCTTCGGACATACGCATGTCAGTATGAACTTGACTATTGGAGAGACTCGGTTAGCTTGTCATCCAAGGGGTTATCCACACGAAGGCCCCGACCGAATGAAACAGCCAAACTATTGGGAGAACATTAGCTATGAAGTCTGATACCGAAAGAGCCAAAGAAGCTACGTCCGATGCGCTGAACGCCTTGCACAAGGCACGTATCGAGTGGGACAAGGCCGGGGCTTCCTACATGGCTAAGCCGATTCAAAACGCAATCTTTCTCTTGACAGAACAACTTAGTTCCGGTACGAAGCAACTTCGGGCAATGCAACCCGAGGCCAACCACAATTCCGATTACTTGAAGATTGAAGGGACACCATGAAAGAATCGTCACTCAAAGGCAAACTCCGTCGGCTCGGCTCAAGTGCCAATAAGGTAGCAGCGCAGCTAAAGAAGCGTGGCATTCAAGGCCGGCCAGGGGATTGCGACGCATGCCCGGTTGCCAACTTCTTGGCTACTACGGTCAAAGGTTTTCACTACTGTAGCGTTTCAGGCTCAGAAATCGAACTGACTACGTATGACTCAGAAGGTAACGAAAGTTACGTCAACGTCACTCCGCCGAAAGCCGTAATGTCTTTCATTGAGGGCTTTGACGACGGACGATTCCCCAAGCTGGTAGAGCCAGGTTTCGAACGCTACTAGAAAGCCTCTAGGTTATCTAGGTCGGCTAACTCTTCGATGTATGGTACACCAATGCATCGACATTGGTAGTCTTCGCCCGGATTGCCAGGTTCCGGCGGGTTATCCCAGCTAAAAACCTGGCCTTCTAGTTCAGCGTGCTCGTCTCGGACGCGCTCGTCATTGCTAGTTGACCACGTATACGAGTTAACCCCTGCTTCCCTCTGGCGGACTTCATTGATTCCGCCGAGGGTTTTTAACGTTTGGTCCCTGGCAATGAGCTCGGCTCGGCTTTCCGAAACGTTGCCGCGTTCTATCAGCTTGGCCTGTAGCTCTTCTACCCGTAGCCCGAAGTTGGCCGGGTCCGAGAACACCTCCCGGACTTGGTCCGAGTAGACCCGTTGCGCGTTCTCTACCAACTTAATCGAGTCATCCCGCTTCTTCTCGTACAGCTGTACCAGACGTGAGCCAGGGCCGGCGGCTTGGCCGATAGTAATCCGGGGCAAAGTCGAGTTCTCGATATGGGCCTTGTAGACCGAATCCCACATGACATCGAAGGCCTTCCCTACCATGGCCTTTAGCTGGGCCTGTACGGCTGTCTCTAGGCTGTCGAAGTCCACGAAGGGATTCCCTGTGGCCTTGGCCTTTGGGCCCTTTACCGCGTCACCCCGGACGGCTACCACGGCTTTGACCGACCGAACTAGGTACCTGTCGTATACTGCCTTGTAGCCAGCTGCAATCGCCCGGAGCTTGCCTACGTAGATGTTTTCAGCCCTACGTGTCGCTAGCCGAATCTTTCTCGATTGGATTTTGGCTTTGGCTCGGGTCTTCTTGTCCAGTTTGGGCATTGGCTTCCGTCGGGTCGGTAAATTGCTCGGGAGGGGGCTCGGCCAACTCGGCTTCTAGTTTAGCCACGTCGATAGCCGGAACTGCGAACGGGTCGTAGGCCCCCTGGCCAGCTCGGGCGATGGCAATTTCTTGAGGCTGGAATACGCCCGCGTTCACGTAGGCCACGTCCGCAGCGGCTACGGTGGAATACAAGGTAGCCTTATCCTTGGGGCTTTCCTCTTCCAACGGTTCCCAAGCAACTTCCAGGCCTTCGGTATCAATGCCCAACCCCTGGCCAATTAGCTTGTAGAGCTTTAGCAGCCGAGGGCCTAGAACCTTCTCTTGCTCGGACGCAATCGAGTCGTACCATTGCCGGAAGTCGCTCTCCCCCGTGGCATTCATCCCGGCCGGGCTTTGACCCATAAGCAAAGTAACGGGCATACCGGTAGCAGCGGCCAGGCGTTGCATGATGCGGTCGAGCATATCCGGCAAGCCAGCGAACTGGACCGGGATACGGGTGTAGTCTTCGTTCTCTGCGTCTACCAGGATAGACCGGGCCGCACCCTTGGACATGTCCACAAGGGTCATACGCTCTAGGAGTGCGTCTCTTTCGTTGCCGGCCAGCATCGAAATCAGGCCGTCGATTTTAAAGACACCCTGGCTGGCCTCTTCAATGAGGATAGCGGCCGAGCCGAAAGACAAGCCGAACTGGCGTAAGACCTTGTAGGCCCTCTGCAGAACTGAGTAGGACCACCCCCCGAGCTTCTGGCTTTCCTGTAGGTCGGTTTCGATGCCATCAAAGCGAATCGTCCGAGACTCGTGAATAAGGTATCCGTTCCAAGTCTCCTGGCCAGCTGAGCTCGTGCCGGTCATGTCGATGGCGGTAACTGGCTCGGGGTTGATTTGGTAGAGGTTCGGTTCCCCATACTGAGGTAGGAGGGGGTTGGCATAGCGCGAGTAAATCCGAAGTGTGCGCTTGTCTACCGGGTTCAAGAAGGCCAGGCTACGGACGTTCTCCCCCATAGGTGCGGTAGGCATCTGGCCGTCAAGGGCCCCTACGATTAGAATCGAAGACCCGTAGAGACGACCCCAACGCCAGGCTTCCTTAAAGCGACGGTCGACCTCGATACGTTCGGCTTCCTCGTAGAGCTCGTCTAGCTTGTCTTGGTCCAGGCCTTCTAGCCGGTACCCTTTTCGAAAGGCCTGGTCTACCCGTTCATCGATGATTCGGGCCGCCAAGTCGTCATGGTAGTAGAGGGCAGATAGCTCGGAATCGGTAAGCGGTTGGTCGGGGAGGAAGAAGCCGATAGCCGACTTGTCCCGAAGGGAGCCTACGCCCGTTGCAGGGTTGACCCAAGCGTCATTACGTGCCACCACTGGGTTAGGACTTGGAGCCACGGGGGCCGGTTTACGGAAGCGGTCGAAGATGCCCATAGCTTCCCCATATACTAGCCCGAGGCTAAACTACCTGTATGAGCGAAGAAAAGCCCACTTGGACCCGACGCAGGGGAGAACCCGAAGCAGCCTGGAAAGCCTTCGCTTCGTTCCGGGAGCAACGAAGCCCCCGACGAATTCAATACGTTACGGTTGACGGTATGCAAGTTTCCCCGGGGGACTTGGCCACATGGGCCAAGCGCTACGATTGGGCTACCCGAACGGCCGACTACGATGCGCACCTAGATACGGTATTCCTGGCCGGCAAGGAAGATGCTCTACGAATTGGCGCCCAAACCGCAGCGGCCGAACACTTGCAAATCCTGGGGAGCATGCGGGAAATCCTAGGCCGAGAAATGGCCAAGTTGAACGGGGCCAGTAAAGAGGCCGGGGTTATCATGCTCAAACCGGGTGAGCTCCAGAAGTACGCGGAAACGGTAGTCAAGCTAGAGCGCCTAGTTCTAGGTCAGTCGACCGAGGTAGCCGAGCAACGGCTAGACCTCAGCAAGTTGACTACAGACGAGCTCAAGACATTGCTAGCCTTGACAGCCAAGGCGGAAATGGGTACTAGTGGGGAATGACGAAAGAGATTAGCGAAACCCTACAGTCAGGCCCCGACGCTTTCGGCTGGGTCAAGTGGAAAATTACGTGCGACGGGAAGACAGCCTTCTACGTGGTTCGAACCTCAGAAGACCGAGCAAACTCCCCAAAGCGTTGGGCTGCTTTCGAGTGTGTCGTCCGGAGTGCGTTCAAGTGAGCCAAACCCTAACGCCAAGGCAGGCGGTAATTCACAACCTGGCTATCTGCCTTGCCACGAAGCCAGACGAGCCAATCGGCAAGACCCTCTTCGATATCCTGGCTTGCCGGCTAGAGAACAAGACGCATCCGGTTTTCATGTCGGATATCGAGCTCGCTCAAGCCATCGAAGTATGGGCCGTAGGGGAAGCAGAATGATTACCGTGCCTGTCGCGTTGGTTATCATGCTAGTTTTTTGGCTAAATGGCTATATCGTTGGGTCCTATGCTAAGCGTTGACCCCGGGGCCTGTACTGGCTGGGCCTACTGGCGTTCTAGCAAGCTCGTATCTTGTGGGGTCTGTTCTCCGGGGGACTTCAAGCGAGTTGTCCCGCCCGAGGCTTTCATTACCTCTAAGGTCGGTATCATCGAACTCCCCCAGGTCTACAAGGTATCCAAAGCCCCGCCCAAGGATATCGTCCGCCTGGCCGTGCGGGTTGGCATCCTAACCGAGAAGATGCTAGCCGGGGGCATCCCCGAGGTTATCGAGCTTTGCCCGACGACTTGGAAGGGCCAGGTTCCTAAAGAGGTGCACCATGCTCGACTCTTCGCCAAGCTCAGCCCAGCCGAACAAGAAGTAGTCCGGAAGTGCGGACAGGGCATCGCGCCTAGCCTTCGCAATAACTTACTAGACGCGGTTGGGTTGGGTCTCTACCGAGTCATGGGCAAAAAGATTTGACGGCCGGGTAGCGCATGCTAGGGTCTAGTTATGCGCTACCTAATCGTCCTGTTCTGCCTTTGGGTCTCTGGCTGCACGAACCTGGAACGCAACTGCGAAGGCCATTGGGCCTACACGCCAAGCGATTGGAGCTCGGATGACTTGGTCCAGATTGCCAGGGCCGAAGCGGCTTGGAACGCATTTGCTGGCGAGGGTACCTTGACCCTTGAAGCCGGCCCCTCAGATGGTATCTGCCATCTGTCGAAGGGGTCGATTGACTTCGCGGAAGAAAACCCGACCCGCAATGGCTCTTACCACAAGGGTACGGGGAACGTCAAAGTCCGTAACGAAGTCGGGGAAGAGCTGGCCAACCTGCTTATCCACGAGCTCGGACACGGCCTCGGCTTGCCCCACATCGAAGAAGACGGCCATATTATGAGTCAAGAGAAAAGGTCCGAAGCCTTTACGACCGCGGACCTTGCCTTGTGTGTCGAGTACGGAGCTTGCCGCTAGTAACTCTGGAGTGAATCTACCGGAACGTGCAAACCGAACTGCATAAAATCCACGGTGCCATTGCTCGTGTAGTAGTTGAACAAGAGGCTCTTACCTTGTGCATAGGCAAAGTTCGTAGTAATGTGGATTGCCGCGAACGGGTTTGAGGTGTTGTTCGTATACTTGGCGAAGTCGCTACCTGCTACGGTCCAAGTAACACCGGCGTCCGCACTGGCACACAAACCTAGAGTAACCGCATCGGTCCCGGTTGGGCTACCGCCGTGGGCCATGTAGACCCCGACAACGTTGTTTTCCCCCAGGTCTTGTGTCTTGGCTACCGAGATACCCGCAAAGGTTCGAAGCAAGCCAATGCTGGATGGGTTTGAAACAGGGCTTGTGTAGATAGATGTAGAGAACCTAGTAAGGGAGCCATAGGAGTAGGCTGCGGGCTTCGCGACCGTAAAGACCCATTGGGAATTTACCAAGTCCAAAGCAGGGGGCGCATACAGAGGAGCGCCAAAGAAGCTAACGTTATTGTAGACTTCGACCCATGGCCCGGCCGGGTTTCCGTTGGCGCTTGTGTAGACCGATGCGTTAGCCGCACTGCCGGAGAAGCCCCACAAGGAACCGTCCGAGGGCCTAGTCACGAAGAAGGTATTAGCCGCGTTGGCGTTGGGAGTGCCAGGTAGGGTAACTGCGGTAAGCAGGTTTTGGTTTACAGTGAAGAAGCACGGAGTTCCCGAGTTGGTACCCGAGACCACTCCAAGTGCTGCATATGCGCCCGAACAAGCCAGCATGTTGCCCAGCCCGATAACTACTGTGGCCTGGGCCGAGCTCAATCCGGTAACGGGCGCGCCTAGGGTCCCTGTCGAGGTGAGCGTAAAGGCGCTGAAATTCGTAGCCGTCTTGGCCGTAGCTCCGTCCGTAAAATACTGAATGCCATAACTGGTGGAAACAGTACCCGTATCAAACCAACATGACCGATTAGTGGCCGTGGTTTGAATGTTGGTGGTGCCTGAGGTTTCCGAATAGGCATATCCGTGGATGTCCCGGAATACGACCGTAGCCGGGTCGGTGCCAGCCGAGGCTACAGCAATCCAACACTTTTGATAGGGGTTCCAATATGGGGCGTGAACCTTTAGGTAGCCCTTCGTAGCCGGTACTCCGACGGTCCGAGAGAACCTGAGAAGCTGGCCTTTCTCGATAGCCTGTAGAGCCAACCCCGTATAGTTCTTTACGCTGTTCTCGTACTGAGCTGGATAGCGCTCCCCCGGGGCCGTGCCTTGCGTCGAGTAGATAGCCGGGGGCAGAACCTTGGTCGGGCTAGCTCCCGTACGCCAGGGGTTACCCGAGCCGTCCGCGGTATAGTTGGCCGATTCAGCCCAACGGAAAATGGGGATGGTTTTCACGTTAGTATACTAGTACGCTAGAGGCCACGTTATCGGGGAGCCCCGTCGTGTGGGCAAAGCCTCTGGGCACGGTCGGGAGTGAGGTTACATGGTCGTAGATAATCTCATTCCCGGTAGAGCCGGGGGCCGGGTCCCCGTTGCCAATGAACTCTAGTGCTACTCCGGCTGGCTTGGCCTGTAGAAGGATACGAAGCAGCGCCATTGCCCGGACCGTCGTTAAAGTAGTCGTCTCCACCCGGAACCGAGCTGGCTGGGATTCCGAGTAGACTACAGTAGAGTCGGACAGCCCATACAGACCTAGGAAGTTTTTGATGATATCTAGGATGGCCCGAGTAGAGCCATCGCTTTGATTGACCTGGATACGAAGCCCGATAGCAGGGGCGTATTCCGCATCGGTCCGGCCCTGTCGAGTCTCGCCTACAAGGGACCCCAGAATATCCAACTGTACGCCAACCCCCTGCAGGTTTCGGCTTTGGATGACTTCAAAAGTTACATCTTCGGCCGACTGGACTTGAGCCAGCCAAGCCTTTAGGATGCCCTCAATTACCGGCTTGCCTTTGAATTGCTCGGTAAGAAGAGCCAAGCCCTCAGCTACGTGGGCCGTGTTCTTAACCGGAAGCATCACGGAGCTCCGGGGATTGGGTTGTAGACCGCGCTGTAGATGCCTAACTGACCGAAAGACCGAGGGCCAATGGGTGCGGCTCCTGTCGTAATCAAGCCCGTCCCGACGTCAAGCGCGATGCCAGACACGTCCCAGACGTTGGCTTGCTGCATAATCAGGGTTCGAATCCGGTTGACTACCACGTCTTCTCCGATACGAAGCCCTGACAAGTAGGCTGTAATAGCCGCTTGAATAAGTGGGTTTTGCGTGGTTGGGTTATAACCGGGGAGCGTTACGGCTGTAAAGTAGAGGTCCACGTTTTTCGCGGTGGGTCGGGTAAAGTAGACCAAGCGAGCTTGACCGAGGGTATCGGTAGCCGTGCCTGTGTTCAGGCCATAGGTAGGGATGCCGGCTGGCTTGTTATCCCAGAGGACTTGGGCGATTACGTCATTGGCTACCAAGCTCCCGTCTCTTACGACCGCTTCGAAGGAATGTGGGGGGAGCCCGAGGGAGTCGTAGAAATCCGAGGTATTCTCGAATACGGTTACCTGAGAAACACCGGAGATAGCCAGTAGGTCGGCTTGTAGTGACCCAACGGTACCCGAACCATAGGTAGACGGTGCCGTAGCTTGACGGTTTCGGTAGTCTGTGTCCGTCTCGATTTCCCGGCCGGTAGTTGCTGGGCCTAGGTTGGTTACCGAGTTCCAACCGGCTGTAGCCGTGGAGATTTCGGTAATGGTCCCGGTGTTGGCTGGGAAGTTGCCAGGGGATACCGAACGGAAGTTGACCGGGTAGTTACCCGTAGCTGGGGCTGTGAAGTTGGCTACAGGGGTCCAGCGGTTCGTGGGCTGGCCGGCAACGTTGGCCATAGACACGCCAGCCGTAAGCGTAGTCCCGATAGACAAGTTGACCAAAAGGCTTACACTACCCGAAGTGGCACCTAGCCGGGGTACGCCCCGGAGCTGGCCGATAACGTCAAGTAGAGCTCCCTCGGCTGCAGCGGGATTGAAGGCGTTGTAAGCCGTCTGTAGGATTTCCCAGACCTCGGCTAGCTTGGTGGCCACAATGCCGTTAAGCTGGCCTAGTGGTTGGTCCGGGTCGGTATCGAGGTCCGCACCAAGGAAAGAGAGCTGAGCGTTGAAAATCTCTGCGTTGATTTGTTCAACGGTCTTGATTTCTAGACCTTGTGCGGTTACTCCGGCTGACATGGTTGTAGTCTAGCCGGGAATCTCCCCCGTTAAAGATGCGTATCTGGTACGCCACCACGCTCGCAGGTCTGCAAATCGTGCGTCTGCCAGGGTCTGGCGGAAGAAGAACGAAAGGGCGTCGTATGAAAGCGCGGCGCCAACGCCTGCGTTACGTGATACTAGCGCGTGAACTACCTGCCCGATGTTGCCGCACGCTACCGACTTGCGAATGCCCGCACCGGCGTCAATGGCTGGCGGCGCGTTCACTTCTACCATGAGTTGGCCGCCAAGGTGGCAAACGTTCACTTGCTGATAGACGCCCGTCGTAATTGGCGCGCGCGCGTACCTCCAAGCCGTGTCGTAGCCAGCGACGCCAATGTAATTGACGCCACCCTCGCTCCCGCACATGATAGAGAACCATCCCGACGAGTCCGTAACGAGAGTCGAGTTTGCAAAGGCGTTGACATTCCAGGCGGGTAGAAGACCTGCGGGGAGCTTAACTAGCAGAGACGCAACGAATTCGGAGGCGGTACCGAAGTCGCCAAGCGTTGCTGTCTGTAGCAGGCTCTTACCCGCAGGCGCGTCGAAGACAATTGGCGAAGAGCCGTCAATTGCGGTGCCGGTCGAGGGGAGTGTGCCGGCGCCGCCTGTGTTCTGGCCCCAGTGCCTAGAGTTCCCGGAACGGTCTTCCCACCGGCCTGCGACGTCGGGTCCAGCACCATCTGTGTCGGTCTGCGAGTAGTCATTGACGTCCCCTGCGCCTCGCTGTTCCCAGTAGCCGGACGGCAGGAACGTGGCTGGGTCTACAGCGCTTGACGTATACGCAAACGATACCGTATTCGAAGTCCCAGAACTCTGGACCACGTAGGCGTTTACCGAGCCTACCGCATGCGCAGGAACCACGGCCGTCAAAGTCGTAGCGTTGACATAGGTAGTCGCACGGGCTACACCATCTGTCCACAAGACAGCCCCGGGAAGGAAGGCCGACCCGGTAGCCGTGACAGTTCCGCCAACCTGGCTAACGGACGTTACCGAGGCCAAGACCGGGACAGGGTCCACGTAGACCGGAGCGCCATCTACGAAGAACTCCCCGGCCGTATCGCCCTCGATTAGAGAGCCATCGCAAACGACCTGAAAGGTAATACGTAGGGTTCGGGTAGCCCGGTCTAGGTCAAGGTCCAGTTGGGGAACCTCGGTAATGAGCTCGGACGTTTCCGTAATGACAGACAAGACAAGCCGACGCAAGCTATCTAGGTCGGGGTTCTTTTCGAAGAACACGAACCAGGGAACCCCAAGCCGGGTATCTAAGAACCACTCCCCTGAGAAGAGTAGAAGCCGGTTCCGGAGCTTGGTAGCAACGGCCTTGACCGAATCGATTAGGACTAGTCGTCCGTTGGATAGGACCAAGTCCCGAGCTAGTGTTTGCTGAAAAGTTCGCATTAGAGGGACTTGGTTAGAGTGCTGGCCGTGGTCGGCTGAGAAGGGATAGTAGTCAGGGTAGCCGACGTGGTAGGAGGCACCCCGATAACCGCAGGCATAGCCCCCGCAACCGGATGAATGTGGCTATTGAAGGCCGCTCGGATGTTCGCAATAGCCGCGTCTACCTTGGAGCTGAGCGCAATGAAGTCCGAAGCACCGTGGCCAAGGAAGATGCCCGAAGCCGTGATTTCGACCTTGGACGTAGCCGAGGTTTCGGAGCCTAGTACCATGGCCCCGGGGGTCGTAGTCGCGTTAGCCGCTGGCTCCAAGTCAGGGAAGAGGCCAGGGATAGCGATAGGGTAGCCGATGCTATGCCGCCTGGTATCAGCCGGCTCCCCCGTCTTGGCCCCCATTCGCCACTCCGCGATGCTGGTTTCACAGAAGAGCAAAACGACCGTATCCCCGGCTTCAAGCGGGAAAACGATGCTGTACTTCTTCGTACGAGGGAACTGGACTGGGACCTTAGGCAAGGTACCCAGGGGTTCGTATACTACCTCTTCGTTAGCCGACTGCAACGGACGAGCAATACAGACCTCGATATCCGCGGTTAGGTCCGTTGGGTAGTAGGTCAAGACCCGACCGATAGTAATCGTGTGTAGCTCATCCTGGTTTGCCTGGGTAGCCGCTTGGATTACTTGTGTCAGGGAAACCGGGAGGGACATGCCCTTAGTCTAGCCGCCCTTGGGCAAACGGCAGGCTAGCCGGATGCCCCAGTTTTCGCCCCAGGAATCCCCTTCATACTCGCACTCCTCTACCCGATACAGGCCCTTGACGAAACGAGAATTGAACATAACACGCATACCCGGCCGCAAGCCGGGCAACATGAGACACTCAGCTCGGACAATCTTGTCTCCCGTCTTGGCTTCGTGTGTCAGGGAGGGGGAGCCGATTAGACCCGACTCACTGTCGAGCACGTAGGGGCGGACGTCTAGGGCTTTCCCGATATCAAGGATTTGCAACTTGCCGTCTTGAATCGACCACTCTAGGCCAGCCGACCGGCAGAACTGGGTTAAGTTCTTCGCGCTGTTTCCAGTGAGCAAAGTGCCCACGGGGAACAAGCTAACCCCCGAGGTCTTGAGCTTGGCCGCGGCTTGGGCCACGTTGCCCAGACCTACTCCCAAGGTCCGCGCGATGGCCAGGAGGGCTACATCGTTCGGGGTCTTGGGGCCAAGGGGGATGCTAAGCCGGGCTGACTGAATGGCCTTGTCTCCGTCCCCAGTGCTGAATACCGTAGTGATATCCGCGCCTTCCACTTCGGAGCTGGCCCCTCTGAGCTGGCCTAGATAGAGCTGGGAATTGTCCCCCTTGTAGCCGGCTTCTACCGAGACACCCAAGACTTTGGACTCCGATAGCTCTTCCCGAGTTGACTCGCTTAGGTTGTAAACCTTGATAGTACAGGTATTCGGCTCTTTCTTGAGGGTCTTTCGAATGGTGAAAGCGCATCGAAGACCCGTGATATCCACGGTCCCGACTACGATTTTATACGTTCTCCCGAAGAGGTCCGAAGCCATACTACTAGGTTAGCCCGTCGCTCGTCGCATACATAAGCTGGCACCTAGAACCGAGCTCGCCAATACCTGGGGGGCTGGTATTCGAGTCCGAGCTCTGTACGAAAAGCTTACCCGGGGGTAACGAGGGGCTAAGGAAGGGGTCAAGAAGGAATGTGTTGCAAACCAACTTGATACCCTTTACGAGCGGGTTACCGGCCGTGTCTTCGATGCTCAGGTAGTAGGCGTTCTCTCTCTGGTTGTAGACGAAGAGAAAACCATAGTCGACCCCTTCCAGCTGGCTGGTTTGGCTGTAAAAGGGGGCGTCGGGGCTGGTAGGTATTTCTAGGAGTGCCATGGGTTTACTGTGCCGAGGGTTTGAGGAAGCCGGGGGCTAGCAGGTCGAGAAGGCCGTACGCCTTACTGGCCCCCCGTTCTACCGGGACGGTGCCCTTGGTTCCCTTATTCTTAGCCTTCTTGCCTCGGACTTGAGTAGGTACAGGCTCGGCCGTGCGCTTCGTTTCGACTTGGATAATCTGCTTTAGCTCAATAGTGAACCGAGCTCCGGTCCCTTCGGCATTGCTCCGGGGCATTTCAACCGAGGCCACGACCATAGAATCGTAGTCCCAATTGGCTGTAATGACCTTGACGATTTCGCCCGAGTCTCGTAGCTTTCGGAGCTCGGTAAAGATTTCGCTTACTGCGTTGAAGGGCTGAGCGAATTGCAGGGTAATCGCGCCGTCAACCTTCTTGTTACTTCCAATAAGAGAGTTGATAGCATTGCCAACCGCGTTGAAAGCCGCTCCCGGGGTAACCGCGAAAGGCGCCTTGTACTCGGGGATATCCAGCTTCAAGCTATTGAAAGAGCCCCGGGGGTTGGGCTTCAATAGGTTGCCAGAGTTGATAGGCGTATTCGATACGAAGACCTCTAGAGTAATCGTATCTAGCTCGGCTCGGACGTTGTCCGTAATGTTAGGGCCCTTCTCTACGGGGTGCTCTGTGACACTGTTAGAGAATTTGTGAATCTCCGAAACGACCACGTCAAAACGCATCGTGCTCGGAATCCCCTGGCCATAGATGAGATAAGCGCCCATTAGTAGACACCTCCGCCGAAAGACTGCATAGCGTTTAGCGCGTCTTGGTTCGCTTGGTCGACCGCTCCGGTTTGAGCCTTCGCTACTTCCTTGGCGGTTGCAGCTGGGTCCGTTGCTCCGTTGATAGTCACGTTGGTTCGAACATCGTTAGCGATAGACGTGGGGGCTGTAGGAGGGCCGGCGAACTGGCTACCTGGAACCCCCACAGGGATTTGACCCACGCCGAAAGCGCCCCGAGCCGCGAGCTCTGGAAGTTCCTTGGCCAAGTCTTTATTGGTTGAGCCGAAAAGACCCCCCACGTTGCGGGTCTCGGTCCGTCCGGTTGCCTGGTCATAGAAGCTAGTCGCCTTCCCGAAAACCGCATCGGAACCTTTGGTCATGATATCCCCTGCCTTGTCTACATCGCCGTGCAGCAAAGCAGCCATTGCCCCGACGAGCGAGCCAAGGGCCACACCGGCCGCGCCAATGACTTTGACCAAGCCCACGAAAAGCGTAGTCATGAGGGTAATTCCGTTCGTGCCCAGAGCTTCTTTCATCGAACTCCAGACCCCGGAGAAAGCCTTACCGGCCTCGCTAAAGGCTTCGCTCACTCCTACCCAAGCTTCGTTTAGACTCTTAGCTAGGTCGGCAGCCGTGCCAGCCCCACCGAACTCGTCTAGATACGAACCGATGATAGACTTGTCCCCGCGCATGAGTGCGAAGATATCGTCTACAGCCAAGTAGAGAAGGGCCAGGGCACCTAGCACCAGCCAGAGGGGGACGCCCATACCGAAGAAGGTAACGGACATTGCTCGGAAGGCTTTGATAGCTCCCCAGGCCGGGCCCATAATTGACTTCAACCCCTTAGCGGCCTTGAACAAGCCGACGCCAGAGAGAAGCAAAAGCGCATCTTTGATTAGGTGAGTCTGCTTATCGAACTTGATTAGGGTGCCGACGAACTTGAGAACGGTCCGGCTGGCCGCGGTAATTGGCGGCAAGATGTAGACCATAAGAGCGCCTTTCACCGCTTTGAATTGCTGGCGCATGTTGTCGAATTCGTCGTCTGCTTCGGCAGCGGCTTTAATGAAGTCTCCGCTAAGACCTAGGCCAAGCTCGTCGTACTTCCCAAGAAGTTCCTGTAGGCCATCCGCACCGTTCTTTAGCGTCGGAAGCAACTCGAGTCCGGCCTTGCCAAAAACCTTCGTAGCCATGGCCGCTTGCTTGGCTGCGTCGTCCGTGTCTGCAATCTTGTCCGCTACCTCGGGTAGCAGGTCAGTAATCGAGCGGGTCGACCCGTCCGCATTCTTGATATTGAGTCCGAGGTCCGCAAAGCCTTGGGCCGCCGTCTTGTTCCCCGTAACGGCTTCACCTAGGTTCTTAGTGAACATGGTAAGGCCCTTGGCCGCAAGCTCGGCTGAGCCTCCCGACTGGCCGACTACGTATTGGAACTTCTGGACGTCGTCCGCACCAATGCCTAGCTTAGTGGCCAGGTCGTCTACCTCGGCTCCCATGGCTGCCGTGTCAGTAATGAAGCCGACAATAGCCTTAGCAGCCAGGCCCCCGAGAAGGGCTTTCCCTAGCTTGCCAACGCTATCCACCGTAGACTTGATATTCTTATCGAAACCCTTTAGTTGGCCGTCGTCTACCTCGACACCGAATGTTGCTAGGAGTTCTCTTAGTGCCATATTAAGACCGTGCCGCGCGAGCCATTCTGTAGGCCTTTTCTTCCGCCTCTTCCAATGCGTCTAGTACCTGGTGCGCTTGTACCGCGTCCAGATAAGACCAGTGCGTCTCCAATTCCTGTAGGGTTACCTTGACCCGCTTATCCGTGATTAGACGCCAGCACCACCAGACCTCTGGCTCGATATCGAGGGTTACTTTTCCGCCGGAGTTGCTGCTTTGCCCGTGGCCAAAACGCCGAGTTTTGCCAGGGCCTTGGAGAAAAAACTTGAGAAGTTAATCTTAATGCAGTGCGTTAGCCATTCGAACATTTCATCATATCGGCCTACGAAGTGTGCATCGAAGATATTTGAGAGCATCGGCCGCTTGCCATCGGGGAGCTCTACTTCCGTGAGCTTGGCAAAGTCGTCGCTAAGCCGCTGTAGGTCTTCGGGCTTGAGGTGAGCTAGGCCCTTTCCGCTCTCGTCGCCTAGCATTGGACCGGCTACCGCAATCAACCGAGCTAGGGTGTCCCTGCCTTGGATGGCTCCCATCTGGGTAACGTGGTAGGTATGCTCGCCAATCGTGATAGGTTCTACTTTGCGCATGCATGTAGCATAGCAAAACTTGCAAGTTAACGCTTAACTGGCTATGTTCTTCCGCATGCAATGCATCGCTTGTGGAAAGACACTAGAAACCGGAAGGAAGAAGTACTGTAACAGAGCCTGCACAATGGTCGCGTGGCGTAGGGTGCACCCGAGGCCGGATAGATTCTGTCCGATTTGCAAAGAAATTCTGCCACGACAGAGCCGGGGCGGCCGCAAATATTGCTCTAAAGCCTGTAAGATGAAAGCCTTTTTCAGAAGTGAGGCCGGCAAAGCTTTTAAAGCTAAGAGCCATGCGCGACTAGACCCAGAAGTTCGCCTCGCTTGGGCTAACAGGCACAACCTGACCGGGGAGCAGTTGGGGGTTATGGCAGAGTCCCAAGGGCATAAGTGCGCAATTTGCAAGCAACCGTCTAAACTCTGTGTTGACCATGACCACGAAAACGGAAAAGTCCGCGGGCTTTTATGTCACCGCTGCAATTCGGGGCTCGGGTTTTTCAGAGATTCTCCGGCTTTCCTAAGAAGTGCCGCGAGTTACCTTGACTCGGCCGGACGTTCGGGTTACGGTCGGGGGATGCAGATTACCATTCGCCACGGGGGCTACGGCACGGTAGAAGAGTACCGGGCCGAAATCGTCAGGGGCCTGGAAGGCTATGGCATGTTCGAAATGTGGTTCACCTTGGCCGAACTCGGTACCGCTACGGCTATCCGGGTCGACTTCGGAGATAGTCTTTTTCAGGTTGACACGGAAGCGAATGTAGTTAACAAGGTAAGAGAGTGTTTGCGCCGGGTTGACTCCAAGCCTGGCCTTTGAAAGGAAGACGTCATGACGAATCAGGAAATCTACACGAAGGTCCGAAAGCACTTGCTTACCCAGAAAGAAAGGGCCGTGGCGGTTAACGGCACTTCGTGCCAGTATCGTACCCCCGGGGGTCTTACTTGTGCGGTCGGTTGTCTCATCCCGAAAGAGCTCTATACGAACAATATCGAGGGGGCTTCCGCGTACGATGCGGCGAATGGGGTCCAAATCGGACGAGCGGAACACTTCCTACATGCCATTTTCGTAAAGCTGGGCATCGGACCTGAATCGGCCGAGCTTCTTAGCCGGTTGCAAACCACTCACGACGCAATCCCCGAGCACCACTGGGAAGAGCACCTAAACCAGTTGGCCGCTTCAACGAACCTGAAAATCGAGGAAGCCTAATGGGCCGCTCATACAATGACTTTGAAGCCTGGCTAGAAGACCTCGACTACCATCTAGACGGCCCGGCGCACACGGACTTTGACCGGGACCATTCCGAGGCTTGGGAGAACGGGCTAGGGCCACGGGAATATGCGGATATTCTCCTGGCTGGGGAGGTCCCGGATACGGACTCACTTTACGACGAAAGCGAGTGCTGGCCGTGATTAACTACAAGAGAGACTCCAGACACAGACGGTCCGTATTTTGGGGTGTCTTTCAGTGCTCCTGTGGCGAATACTGCCAAGTGGTAGACACAAACACCAGAGTCCAATGCCCTTCTTGTCTCACTAAGTGGGTTCCCCGGTGATTAAGCGGCTTCGGCTAGTCCTCCGGGTCTTGGCCAAGTTGATTGAGCTCGCGCAAGCCGTACTGACTTTCTTGGAGCCAGAAGAGTAAAAAGCCCCGGTCCAATCAAGGGCCGGGGCTTTCGTCTTAGTTGCCGCCGTCTAGTCGCTTTAGGTCCGAGCAATCGATAGCCCACTCTCGGCTAGTCGCGGTGCGGTCGAAAGAAGCATCGGGGGCCTTTCGAATCCAGGCCTTGGATGCAGCGTAAACCGCCGTACCTTGCCGGTCCCGGATGAGAAGAGGGCCTACGCCAGCCCCGTTCCCCGTCTCGATATCGAGGTTATGCAGAGTCGAAAGAGCCTGGTTACCCGAGCTCGTCTGCATAAGAATGACCGTTACGGTAGCCATCTTATTGCCTGACTTGCTACGGGTGACCTCCCCGTCCGTACCTACAACCGTCATGAAAGCATCTTCCGCGTTCTCTACGCGTAGAAACTCCCCGTCGGCAAGGCCGGACTCTAGTGGGATACCAGCAAAGTTGCAGGTCATTTCCTGCGCGTCGTAGATTTTAAGTGCGGCCATAGTATTACCCTCCTAGTCTAGCCGGGACTAAACCGAAACGGACCCCGAGATAGAAACCGTGTGGATAGCTCCGGCAAGGGTAGCCGTGAACTGTACGTTAGGAAGGTTACGGTTGGCCTTGTCTACCGGGTTGACCGCGCTCGCTACCGGGGCCGTGGTCTCGGGAGCTGGGTTAGCAGCCAGGCCGCCCGCCGTTACGCCGTCCTGTAGCGTGCCCTGGATTACGTTCTTAATCGAGTCGATACCCGAATCCGTGAACGGAATCTTCTGGCGCGAGGCTAGGAGGGTGAAGACGCGAATCTTGATTTCCGATTCGAGCCAATCAAGGAAGCGGATAACGTCTAGCCACTCGCCCCCAGCCGTCTTACCGTACTGAGTTACAGCGATGCCGGCTACGACCGTGTAAACGTTCGCATTCTTGTTCACGACGGCCGACTGTTGGCCCCCGGTCATGACGCTAGAGTTCGTACCGGCAAGGGTCTTGTAGGCCCAGGTACCGCCTGCGAACGGTGCCGCGCTAGGGTCGTAAGGGAACCGGTTGCCAACCCAAGCAGCCGAAGCGTAAAGCCGAGGTGCCTTGTGGGAGTAGAGCAAAGCCGTACGGAAGTAGTTACCCGTTTTGAGTGAGCTCGCTACGTCCGTGGTAACGGCCTGGTCAACTACGACCGAGTCCGCGCTTTCGGCAATAAAGAGCTTCTTGTTCGATTCGGTCCAGGCCGCGGCCGAAAGGATTTCAGCCTTGGAGTTGGAGTCAATAAGCAGGCCGTACCAGTCCGCATCCTGAGCCGAGAAGGCTACGAGGTCAGTAGCTAGGCCGGGGTCAACCGAGGTGTCAGCGTAAAGTAGGTTATCCGTCCAAGCGGAAACATTGGGGAGAACGCCAGCCGCGGCAGTAAGCGTGATTACGCCAGCTACGCCTACAGCCGTCCAACCTACAGCGGCTGCCGTGATAGCAGCGGCTAGAGCCGTGGCTACGGACGTTACCGTAGGGGCCGCAGCTGCGGTATAGGTAACCGTGGTAGCTCCAACCGTGACCGTGTAGACGTCCCCTTGTACCGGGGCTGGAGTACCGACTACCGTTAGGGTATTGACCGAGGTCGTAGGGAGCAAGCGCCGGCCAACCTTCCAGCGCCGGGGGCTGGGGTTCTGAGCCTTTAGCTTGCTGGCCATGAGGTAGGCCGGGTCCGAGATTACGAAACCCGCATCGGTCATTTCCTTAAGGCTGGTAAACTCCCGAACGCGGTTGGGGCCCCAGCTAACTGGGACCTTGTTTACGGCAAGAAGCGGAACGCCAAAGCCCGGACGGCTAGGCGTTAGGCTGTTTCGGCTAATGGTAATGTTAACGATGTCTTCAAGTGCCATTTGGGGGAGTCCTCTAAAATGCGGTACCCTCCTATAATAGCCTAGTCGGAACTTGACCCCTTGCCGGGCCGGTGCTACGGTCGGCTCATGCCCTGGTTAGACCTAGAGTCCCAAGTAGCAGAAGAGTTCGGCGAGTTCGAGGAAGAGTCGGTCTATCAAGTTCAGCTGAGGTTTCTTGAGGTGCGAGAACTCGTCCGTGAGACCCGGCGAGACTACGACCGAGCTTATCGAGCACGACAGCCAAAGGAGTGGCACGAAGCCCAGAAAGCCGGACGCAAACGTAGGCACGAGAAGAACAAGGAATACCGTCGTCTCTACGGTCAGGTTTACCGAGCTAAGCAGCCAGGGCGTTGGCACGAAGCGGAAAACGAGCGTAAGGAACTGGCTAGGCCGGCTTACGACCCGGTAAAGTCCGCGGCATACGCCAAAGCCAAGCGGGAAGCCGACCTAGAGAAAGCCAGGGCTTACGGCCGGGCTCAGTACCAGAAACATAAGGCCAGGCAGGCCGAACGTGCTAAAGAACGAAGAGAAGAACGGGCTTTGGCCCGGGAAGCCCAGAAAGAAGGAAAACCATGACGAAGCAAGAAATCTACACGAAGGTCCGTAACCACCTCTTGAGCCAGGGGACTAAGTCAATGCTCTCGAGGAGTTCGAACGACTTCCAAGCCCAGTGCGCCTACCGAGGGGAGGAGGGTCGGTCCTGTGCGGCTGGCTGTCTTATCCCAGATGAGAACTACAGCCCGGCTCTGGAGTCGTTTAGCGCGACTAGTCCGAGAGTAGCCGCGGCTATGGGCTTTCCCGGTGACAACGCAGAGCTAAGCTTGGAACAAGAAGAGCAATTGCACATGATTCGTCAATTGCAAATCATTCACGACACCTTTGACCCGTGCAACTGGCGTGAACGTTTGGATATGGTAGCCAAGCGCTACGGTTTTTCTACAGAACCTTGACCAAACGGCAGCCCTGGGAATAGTCTTTCCAGGCTCCGGAATGACCATAGAAAGCCGGCTGGATTACGGTCCCGTCGGCTTTTTGCCATCCGTACAGTCCCAAAGCGAACCCCCGTGTAGGTGCGCGCGTATCATAGATTACGTCTTTATGGGTCCCTGCTACGAGTCGGGCTCGGCCATGCTCAGCCCCCCAAGCCTCGATAGCATCGGCTACCTTGTCGTCCTGAGCTTGTAGAATAGCCGGGCTGGCCATCGTTCGGTAAGTCCCATCGTGCGACCGAACGAACTTCCTCGCGTCTAGCTTACAGTCCGCGGCTGAGTAGATGGCCTTTACCAGGGCCACGGTAGGCAAGATACACCCGTGGTTAGTAGCCAGGTCATGGGCTTCCTTGATACCTACGCCCCCGATATACCGAGGGGCTACGGCGTATAGTTGTCCGTTGAAGACAATCCTAGGCCAGTCATCCCACAGCTGTGACACGTTAAAGCTTCTCCGGGGCCGGGCTGTCTACGTAGCCCTTGACCATAAGCAGGAACTCCAAATATGGGAAGGCCGGACCCGGGTCCCAGTGCGTTCCCCCAAAGGCTTTGGACACGTCCACATGGCCACAGATACCTCGAATATCGTTCCCCTCGGCTACCAGTTTCAAGTCCCCGGGGTGAAGCCGAGCTACGGGGATATCATGGCGTACACAAATCTCGGCTACGAGCTGAGCCGTGCGGATGAGCATCTGTTTGCTAAACGGGTCGACCCAGTCCGAGGCCGATTGACCTGCCTTGCCGCACATTTCGATACCAATGGTCCAGCCGTTGGCCTTGCCTGCGTGCCAGGCCGTATCCTCTTCCTTGACGCATCGAACGGCTTCCGTACTTGATACGATGTAGTGCGCGGATACCTTGGATGACTTGAGCGCAAACCAGTTCTGAGCTACACGTTCCGCGCCCTGGGGAACCTCGGGGCTTTCGGTCGTGTGTAGGACAATGACTAGCGGGGCTCGCTTGCGACCCTTGGAAAAGTTAGGCGAGGGAATCTGTTTCATCCCTCTGAGTCTAGCCGGGGGCTAGAACACCATAACGCCGTACTCATCCGGAGCGATGGTGTAGTAACACCGGGTAACCCCTCGATTCCTCATGAGCCGCTCACAGTTGACGCACGGACGGGCCAACGCCCAATCCCCTAGCCTTGACACCCGAGCTACGTAAACCGTGCTGCCAGGGGTGAGCTTGCGGCATAGCCGGGCTTCGCAATGATGCTCCGGGACGGGGCCTTGGGCCGAGCCATTCCTAGACCTTACGGCCACACCATCCGCACGGACTGCAATTCCGCCGAAACGGTAGGCCTTCCTTGGGTCTTCGTCCGCGCGGGCGTAGGATGCAGCTAGGTATAGATAGAGTTCAGGGTTACGCATATGAAAAAGGCCCCGGTCAAGGGGCCCTCCTAGTTACCAGGTAATCGTCACGTGGACTCGGTCGCCTCGATACTCGTACTTGGCTTTATACCCAAAGGTTTCGAAGAGTCTGCAGACAGCCGAGCCGGTTTCAATCTCGATATCTGAGTCTAGACCTTTGAGGTCAAAAAGGTGAAAGGTCTTACCTTTGCTGGCTTCCGCCGCGATGATTGGCATTTGCTTCTTAAGCAAAGCGCTGGCCTTGTTTTCAACTAGCATATTCTTGACCTTTACGGCCTTCTCTACCAAGGCCCTGGCGCTAGCTGCGGTGAAAGGTTTATCCTCAGGGGCCTCGGCTTTTTCCTCGTAGTCATCCCGGGTGCCGGGCTGGCGATAGACAGTTACAGCGGGCGGGGCTTGCTTGGGGGTCTTAAACCATGACATGCTCGGACCTTAGCTCGGTCCGGGTCTGGTGTCAAGGTTCGTAGTCAGGGAACTTTAGCTTGGTTTGCTCGTCCTGTCGTGCCTGAGCTACCTTGAACGCGGCTACCTCAATAGCGGCCTCTGACATGACTTGTTCCGCGGACTTGGCCGGGTCGAGTAGTCCGTCTACGATTAGCTTGGCGATAGACCAAGCCCAATTCAGCACTACCATGGTACCCATTAGAGACCCCCGCTAGAGTCCGCACCGGCATCGGTTACGAGGTCCGAGACGGCCGGACCCTTACACTTGCCAGTGAACGGGTAACCGTACTGTCTCTGTGCATTGTGCTGGCAGATAAGGAAATCAGGGCAGTTCTCGGAATACTCCCGGCACATGGCTACATCTTCCTCGTACTGCTTACTCTTAGTCGTCTCCACTTGGAGCTGGTGCCCACAAGCAAACGAGAAGCAGCCGAGGGCCAACCCAGCCGCGAACGAAAACAGGGATTTGCGCATGTTACTTTTCCTTCTTCTCTTCTGCGGGGGTTCGCACCTTGCCGCTAACGAGTTGTTTAATCGAGTCCAGAATCTTGGGCGCATCGAACCCGACCGCAGCTACGAGCTTTAGGAAAGCCGCGACCCGGGGATTCATAGCCGCGAAGTCCTCAGCCGTGCGAGGCTTGGTTAGCCAGGTGACTACCGCCGTGATTAGGGGGAACAAGAAGTAGGCCCAAAACTCGGGGTGAGCGGCTAGAAAGAGGACTAGAGCGGACATATAGATAATCATAGCCCGGTAGCCGAGGGAGCTGGGGCCGCCGGGGCTTGGGTCTGGGGTTGGACGTTGACGATAGTAGGGGTTTTGGGGGCTTCGCTGGAACCCTTGTACGAAGCGAAGTAAGAGGCTACAGCCGTACCGATAACTACCCCAAGTAGGCGTAGGTATTCGGTTAACTTGTTTGACTTGAGGTCAACTGTCTGCTTGGCGTTGGCCTTCTCTACGGCCAGCCCGGTAGCCTTGGGTAGGTCTTCTTCTAGTTTCTTGACACGAATCAGGGCATCGGCTAGCTCTTTCGCCTGGCTTAGGTCATTGTGGGAGACAACTCCCTGGCCGCGCTCTAGCTCCGAAGTACGTTCGGTGAGCTCGCGAAGACCCTTCTCGTAACTCTCGAATCGTCGCTTGAGGTCCGAACGCAAGTCCTGGATAGCCGCGAATGCGTCCGGGGCCTCTAGTTGCCGGGTCTGTTTGGCGCTGAAATGAGGCTGATAGACCTTCGCGCCTGGGGGCAAAGGAGGTCTTTTGCTAGAACCCTCTACCGGAGTGTCCAACTTCGAACGCGCGGAAGGGGGCTCGGCCCTCGGGTCGACCCTAGAATCGGGGATGTATCGGGTGTCTTTGGGGTCGGCCATGTAGGTATTCTAGCCTAGGCAACCGTAAGTTTCCCCGACCCTGTAGAGCCTGAGGTCTGTAGGGTGGGGTTGATTACGGTAACGGTGTATGTGCCAGGGGGAAGAGGAGCAGATACCAGGATTAGGGTAGGCTCTACCATGGCTGGCGTGTATGTCTGCCCGTCGATAACGACCAAAGCCCCAAGCTCGTAGCCCGTGCCGTTGATAGCTACGGTACCGGACATGTCTACGGCCGTGGTCACCCTAGGCCGGGCTGGGCCGGACACTACGTCCGTGGTGTTCACCGTTTCGATGTAGGTAACGTCTTCGTCCCGGTCATTCGAGCCGATGTTAAGCCGAATGTCGAGCACACAAGCACTGATATCTCGGTTGTCCCAGGAGTAATCTACGTTTTGGGTAGCCTCGATGCTGGCGATAGAGATATTGGCCGCTTTGAGAATCTCCCGGGGAGCTCGGAACCTAAGCCGGGTACGTACCCGCTCGGTCGTCTCGGTCGATTCTTCCCTGGAGTTGGACTCGACCCGAAGGCTTAGCGTAGCCAAGCGGTTGCCTGAAACGGTCATCTCTACGAGCTCGCTAGTTTCGTTGAAGTCGTTACGGAAGTCATCCCCCCCGACCTGGATAGCTTGGCCTAGCTTGACAACTACGTAACAGGCCCCGGCCGGACCTACTCCTACGGTGTAGGGTACCGTATACATAGGCATTTCAGGCTCACCATCCCAGTAGACGGTAATGCCCTCCCCAATACAAAAGGCTAGGGCTTGTCGGATGGCTTCTTGATTGACTAGCATTAGGAACCCGTAAACTTGACTTGGTAAGTGATACTAGCCCTGAGCTGGCCTGTATCGATAAGGGGAATAGCCGAGCCTTTGCGCAGGATGGTTACGGGAGACAAGCCGGGGGCAATACCGGCCGCAATACGCTTTTGCATCTGGCCCACGGCCCAAAGGCCAAAGGCATTCATGGCTGTTTCCTTCGTGCGTTTTCCCTTGATTACAGACTCGAGTAACCGAGTCATAGCCGCGCGAATCTTCCCCGGGTTCTCATCTACCCAAGCTCGGATAAAGGAGCGTTCAGGGTTATTCCCTAGACCATACTCGTGAATCTCTGCAATTTCGCCCACGGTCATGGGCTTACGTGGCTTGGGGTTCGGGGCTTCTGCCCCCTCTTGTACCGGACCGATGAAACGCTGAGGTTCTTCGTGCACCTGACTGGCTTCTGCGTCGAAGATACCCACGGACACCTCTTTAGGTTGCTGGGCCAAGACACGTTTAAGCATCTTCTTGTAGCCCTTGTCTTTATCCTTAATCCGGACCCCAATCGACTTAGCCACTAGATAACCCTAGGCCCCGTCGCGACCGAGCGCATAAGCCGGACGTATTCTTGCCAATAGAGAGTCTGACCCTTGATATAGACCCCGTCTTTAGCCGTACGAGCTCCCTGGCCCCAAGGGGATAGGACAAGCTTATGCGCGGTCAAGTAGTAGGTACCTTCGTCCGCTTTCAAGCGCCACATGACCGGGTCAATCTCTAGGAGTGCGCCGGCTAGGTGCCCTGAGATAGCCGCGTCCGGGATGTTTTGGAACTCAGGGAAGCGCGTTCGGAAGCCTGCTACATCTGCCATAGTAGTATCCTAGTCCGAAAGAACTTGACGGAGAAGGGCCTTGGGGTTAAGGTCGGGGAATCATGCGCAAGATAGAGAAGCTAGAGGTAGCCGGCCTAGTGGCCCCTGTACTTAGAGCCAAGAAGGCGCATCGTAAGATATACACGACGGCCCCTGACGGTACAGTTATGCGAGTCATTACCGAAGAAGAGCTGGCTATGTCTCTTCTTCGGGCTGAGGGTATCGACTTTGACGTTGACGTAACAGAGCTTCGTGTGTGTGAAAACACCTCGTGCGGCAAAGCCTACCGGCCCCGCAAGAAGTCTGGCCTTTTCGCCAAGGGGTGCACCCCTGAATGCTGTAAAGAGGCCAAGAAGCAGAAAGACAGAACCTATTTAGAGGCCAATAGAGAGAAGAAGAGAGCGTATCTTGCCGAATACAACCGAAAGAATAAGGAAAAGTTGAACAAGCAAAACCGAGACACCTACCACGCAAGGAAGGTTAACCAATGAACTCCCCCTACCGAACCCCGGCCGAGTCGGCAAAGCAGGATATTTGTCATGTCGAACTGTGGTCAAACCGGGGCCGACTAGTTACGGCTATGATTGCTCCGACTGAGCACGACGGAATCACATACACAGCTAGACAAGAGGCGGAGCGCTGGGTAGAGCAATGCTACAGGGACGGTAACTGTTACGTCAAAGACATCTACTACTCACTGCACGATATTGTTATGTTCAAGCTCAAGACGCAAGAATAAAGAAACCCCGGCCCTGGGTAGGGTCGGGGTCTAGGCCAAGCCTATGTACGGGCTTTACGCAATACCGTCTAGGTACCGCATGGTCATTGGGTAGAAGATTTCTACACCACCGGTACGCATATGGCAAAGAACCTTGAAGGTCATGCCAACCGCCTGGGGGGCTAGCTGTTCGAAATCCTGGCTAATGACTAGCTGCAGGTTCTCTGGGCTACGGTCGTAGATGACACCTCGGGGGGCAGCCGCGGGGCCAGCCGTAGCGAGGGCAACCCAAGGCTCGATAGAATCGAACCGGCCCGTCTGCAGGAGGAAGTCCAAAAGCGTGCGTTGGTCAAAGCCGTTGTCCGGGCTAATGGTCCGGCGTACGAGCTCTGCGTAAGCCGCTAGGGGTAGGACTAGGTCCCGACCGGCAGCCAAGCCGAGCGACTTGGTGAAGATGTCCTGCTGGGCCACGAGCAAGTCATTGATAATCGTTTGGCTACCCGCTGAGGTGTTTGCACGGCTAGCCCAGGTGCCCGCGGTAAGGGCTGGAGTCGAGGCCGAGCTAAGCGCCGGTACGTTGGTATTCGTAGCGAAGCCCGGGACAGTGCCGTTTAGGGCGCCAACACAAGCGATGTAGTCAAGCTTACGCTCGATAACGTGGCGTGCGGCTAGAGCCTTCTTGGCCTGTAGCGGCATGTTCATTAGCTGAGCACGCCGCATGTCCTGAATGCTGTATTGGTACGAGTCACCAAGCGAGACAATCTTACCAAAAGACTCGGTACCGAAAAGCTCGACATTGGGGAAGTCGGTTGCGTAATCGTCTACGAGCTTGGCCTCACCTACCTCGTTAAAGACCTTGTACGAGTAGAGCTCCGCGCCAGGCGGTACCGAGGTATCGACCGGGATGAGGGTACGTGCCTTGAGGTCCGCATACTTGACGTCGTACGTCTGGGTATAGATGAACTCAAGCTGTCGAGCGAATGCGAGGGACTCGTTAGCGTCCCAACGTGCGGTTGGGTCGACCGAGGGGCCTACCGTCTGAAAGTATCGCTGTAGTGAATCTAGTTTCATATTATTCTAAGCCAAGTAAGGGATTAGGCCGCTACGAGCGGTAGGTTAAGCTCGACTAGCGCACAGTTGGTGGGGATAACGAGCTGGGCCGTGGTCCCGCGCTGGTAGCCAGAGGCACCGACTACGTTGACACCGGCCGTAGATACAACCGTGCCGTCCGAAGCGTGGCGCTGAGCGATAACACCGAAGGCCGGTGCCGTAGCTCCAACTGCCTTCTCTGCAAAGATGCGTCCCTTGCGTAGAATCGGAACAATCGTATTAGCCGGGTAGCCGCTCGGTTGCTGATACTTGGTCGCGGAGTAGACGGTAACGCCGATGATAGGTAGCGAGCCGTTGGCTAGTACCGCACGTCCGTTAGCGTCCAAGGAAACGAAGCGGCCAGCTGGTAGTGCGGTAGCCGACTCAAACGAGACAATGCCACTAGCATCGCTCGCAAAGTCGAATAGCATACCAGGTACGGCTACCGGGTTAAACTGATTGTAGGTGGTCTGAACTGGCATTTGATTCCTCTGTATTGCTATACTAGCCGGTTTACTTTTGGCCGCGGGGCTTGGTCTTGTTCTTCCAAGCTTCGTTGTTCTCTCGTACCATCTTCTCGCGCGCGCTTTCGGCCTTGTCCGTCTTTACGACAGGGTTGGATGCCACGGTGCGAACGTTGCCTAGCGCGCCATCGGCCGCATCCTGCTTAAGGGCTTCCTCTACGAGGGAGTCAAAGCGAGCGGTTACGTAGTCATCTGACTTGGAGTCAGTCTTTAGTCCCTTGGCCTCGACAACCTCCCGACGGATTTGCGCATTGGACTTACCCTTGTGGTCGAAGCCGGGGATGACCTTGCGTGCGCTATCGAGTACCTCTAGTCGCTCGTCTACCGTGCTATCGAACTTGACTGCATCGGCTGAGTCAATGTTACCCGGGGGCTTGACCTGGCCGGGCTCTGGCTGGGTAGGGGCTGGGACTGCTTCGGGGGTTACTGCCGGGACCTTGGCCGCTTGCTCGGCTAGAGCCTTTTCGGCCGCGAGCTCGGACTCTTTACGGTCCGCCTCTTCCTTGGCCTTAGCCTCGGCTGCTTTCTTGTCTGCTTCGGCCTTGGCCTTCTTCTCTTCGTCCGTCATAATAGATGAATCCTCGCTAGTGGTGCTAAAGGCAATACTAGCCGAATCCGGCTGGGTCTCTTTCGAGTCGAGGTAGAGCCGCACGTTACGGCCAGCTCGGCCCCAGTTAGCAGGGCCAAGGGCCACATGGTTAGCCCGCACCTGGGTTTGCCTTGCGTCGTACTCTTCCCCTGAGTCAGTACGGCCAGCCTCTGGAACCATCTTGCAGTCATAGCCACATGAGATTTCTACGAGCTCGCCCGACTTGACCCGGGCAATGGTTGCGTCGTCTTTGATATAAAGAGTGGCGGCTAGCAGGTTGCCATCCCTGCGGACGTCGTCCCCTACATGACCCACAGCTACCGAGCGCCACAAGCGGGGCTCTACCTTGGCGTTAGGATGCTCGACAGTCAGGGCCGCACCTCGGAAGGTGTCGAGACTGTCCTCTGAGAAGACCTCGGCTTCGTCTCGGTACTCTCGGACAGTCCGGCCATCTGAGTAGTTATAGGTCTGGATGCCAGTGCGAGCTAAATGGGCCTTAACCCTTAGCGTGCCATCCGGCATGGTCTTAGCGCCAGTAAGAGGGCCGCGGAAGTCTACGTGGAAGCTCATACCTCTAAGGATAGCCCGGGTCGGAGTTATCCGTCATAGCGGACGCCAGACCTAGGGGGATGTCAAGATAACGGATAAGGCAGAATCGTAGTGGCTCTAGAACCGTCCCCGGAACCGTAGTACGATTCCGAAAAAGCTTAGATGTTCCGCATACTTAACCCTCGGGAATCGATGACATCGTTCTTTTCGTCAATGTCCGATTCCCCACCACAGCACCGGGAGGCCCTATCCTTTACTCTCTCTCTTAATTTCTAAAAAAGAACGATTCCCACGATTCCCTGTCTGTAAGTATGCGGAACATCTAAGCTTTTTCGGAATCGTTCTTTTCAAAAGTACGGTTCTCCCACGGTGCCACTACGATTCCCTCCACTAAGAGAAAAGCCCCGACCTTGTTAGGTTCGGGGCTTTTGCCTATCTGTCCGTGTTTGCGGCTTCTGACTTACCGCTTGCCGACATCTTGAGTTTCCGTATCGCGTCCGGAGTCTCGTACCCGGTTCTCTTGACTCCGTCTTTACATACCCTTGTCTTCTTCTTGCACCCTAGCTGTCTGAGGATAGAGCCTACCCGGAGTTGGGTTCTCCGGTCGTATTTCAGCAAAGCCTCTTTCGTATCCTTAGTGATAGCGTCAATGAATATCTGCAAGCCTGTAACGAAGTCCCGACCCGCAAGCTCTTTAGAGATAGGCTCGGCCCACTCATCCTCTCGTAGATAGCGCTCTCGGATGGCATCCAAGACCGGGGAGTTTTCGTCATGGTAGAAGTGGGGTTCATTCGACTCGGCCAAGGTCTTAGCGGCCCCCCAGATAGTATCCCTGGCTTCCGTAAGCAGGTCCAGGTCCAGTTTCTTGGTCACCTCGACAGGCCAGTAACGACGGTTACCCGTGGAGTCCCGGAGGAAGTCTTGTTCATTCGTGGTCCCGATAAAGACCGTCTCGCGAGGGGTACGGATACGAGCTCCGTTACCGAACGCGCGGTATTCGTCGATTCGCCTTGTCAAGAAGCTTTTGACCTCGTTTTGGTCCAAACGCAAAATAGTTTCCAGCTCAGCGAACTCGACACACCACTTCCCAGCCAGCATATGGCTAGCGTCCCGGCCTGCTAGTTTCTCTGGCATCTGCTCTAGATAGTTGTCCTCCCCGAACAGGATGCGCGCGAAAGACGACTTACCCAAGCCCTGAGCCCCGTACAGTACGAGCATGGTATCCACTTGCTCCCCTGGCCGATAAGCACGCCGAACCGAGGCGATGCAGAACTTCTTAAGGAAGTCCGACTCAATCTCTTGAGCCCCGTCGCTAAACAGAACCTTGGCCAGTTTGTCGAAGACTTGCTCGGCTTCCTTGATATCGCACCCCGGCAGAGCATCTAGGTACTCCCGGATACTGTGAAAGCCATTAGCTCTAGCTGCTTCGTTTACCGCCAACTCGATATCCTTATCGGTAGCCGAGCTCCCCTGAGCGTTAAGCCAGCATCGAATGGCGAACTTGTCCCGCTCGGTAAGCCCCCTACCTCTTTCCGCGTCCAGCTCCAAGGGAGGGCAAACGCAAACGAGGGACTCCGAACGGATATCCCATTGCCACACACCATCCCAGCTCGGGTGGTTCGCCATGACGTAGACAAGCTGAGGGGCCGAAAGGGATTTCAGCTTCTCGTTATCCAGTCCCGAGACGGCCAGGTAGTCGTAGGTATGGTTCGGGTCGGGAATCTTCCGGGTCCGGACGAAATCCGGCACTTCGAACTTCAAGACCTCGGGGGTTTCGCCATCGATGGCCAGTTGACGTCGCTTGGCAATGAAGTTGATAGTATCCGCATCCACGGAAGGGACGTAGGATTTCTCCCAAGCCTGATTCATCTTCCGCTCAATCGTCTTCTCGTCCCAGGCCGGCTCACACCGGGGATTGAAGTGCTGTAGCGTGAGTTCGCAGCTAAGTTCCGGAGGGAGGTTCAAAGAAGCTGCTTGCTTGGCTACTTGCCACAAGGCCTTATCCCCTTCTTGGCCTTCGATAGAAGGGGGCATTTCTTCCGAGATACGGCGCACGAAAAAGGATACAGCCGCTTCGAGCTCGGGACCTTCCTCAAGAGGGGTCCGGTTGACATAGTTCTTCTCTTCCTTGGGAATGACTTTCTTACGGACCAAGTCCAGCAAAGCCGCGGGCATGTAGGCCAAAGGCTCATCCGAAATGATTTCGTAGGCACGGCCGGAGCGATGCGGGCTACCCGGACCAATGACGATGCCGTTCTCACCTCGGACGTCTACCCCTGTCTTGGGGCCCAAGATGTTGGTATCGTTCCTGACAGGGGTATCTGTGCGGAAGTAGAAGTGGACGCCACCCGAGCCTGTTCGTACAGTGAAAGTTTTAGGGATAGGACCGAAGTTGTCCTCTACGAGCTTGATAACCTCTTCTAGAGAGCGGCCTTTAAGGTCCAGGTCGAGTACAGCCAGTCCGTTACCTGTCTTGACGGCATATGGCTCCCCAGGCTTGGCCTCCCTAGACCACGAAATCGGGTGCTTGGCCGCTTTCAAAGGGCTACACTGAGCATGGCCGCAAGCACACTTGCCACCCTGGATAGCGTAAATAGGAATGGTCTGAATGTGAAAGCGTGCCCGGAGTCGGTCTTGTTCGGTAGTAATCGTGTCGGTCATTTCGTGGCCTCCAAGCGCGAACGGAACTGGACTCCCTTATATTTCGTAGGGATAGCGTGCATTCTTCCTCTTTTCTAGTGGCGACATGCCACGGGGGTAGGATAGCCATGACCCCCAACCGAGGGAACCCCTACCCCTGCCTACCCGGAGTGGTTACCTTGGGCCGGGATGCTACCTACCCCTAAAATCAGCCCTAGCCAGATAGCCACGTTTACCGATTGTCCGCGCAAGTGGTACTTCGGTTCCGTGGTCAAAGTCCCCCGGGTTACCCACCCCTCGGCCGAGAAAGGGGAGCGCATCCACACCATCCTAGAGGGCTACCTAGGGACGGGTATCCTCGTAGCTCCCCCTACCCTAGACGGGGCTGAGCTCGCGGCTATCGCTGAGTCCGGCATCTGCCATCTACCCGACCCGGCCCACTTCAAGATTGACCTCGAATCGGCTTGGTCTTTTACCCGAGAGACCCCCGGCGGCCCTGTCCTCTATAACGGACGGAAAGACTTGGAGTACGATGCGGCCGATGGTATCTGGACCGTAGGTGACCACAAGACCACGTCTAACCTTCGATACGCACTAACGAAGGAAGCGCTCAAGACCGACCCCCAGGGCATCTTGTACGGAGCTCAGGCCCTACAGGCACGCAACCGAGACAAGGTCCGACTCACCTGGATTTACTACCAGACGAAGCGCCCCTACAAGTCCCGCCTAGTCGAGGTAGTCCTAGACGAAGCCCACGTAGAAGCCGAAATGCTCAAGCTGGACGAAATCGTAGGCCGGAAAATGTTACCCCTAGTCGGCCGAAAGGACTTGCACCAAACCGAAGTAGAACCTAATCTCCAGTCCTGTGACAAGTACGGCGGTTGTCCGTACCGCGAGATTTGCGAAGTCAGTCCGGTAGCTCGCTTGCGTAGCGTGTTTACCAAGTTCGATGTTCCCTCAGATAACCCGCTCGGAATAGAGAAAGAAGAAGCCCCAATGTCAAGTATCCTAGAGAAGCTCAAAGCAGCGAAAGCCCTTGCTGCCAAGCAAGCCGCGGAAGGTACCAACACCGGCCCGAACGTCAACCCCCCCGAGGCTACGACCCCTGCGGACCCTATCGTAGATGACGTCAAGGCCCCCGAGACGGTAGCTATTCCAGAGGAGCCCAAGGCCCCGGCCGAGCCAGCCCCTGAGAAGGCCAAGCGGACCCGAGGTCCGAACAAGCCCAAGGCCCAACCGACCGAGACCCCGGAGGCCCAGGCGGACCAGCCTACCGAACCGACCCAGGGCACGGTCGAATCCGAGGCTACCGTTATCCTCCTGGTAGATGCATCTATCGTAGGTGAGCTGGCTAACTCGGCCGTTATCACGGATTCGGCCATCTACAAGGAAGTGCACCGACAGGTCAACGAAGAGTTGAAGGTGCCTGACTACGCCTTTGAAGGCTACGGGAAGGGAGCCGGGGCTTTCTCGGTCGTCTTCGCGGAAGTGCTGGACAAGGCTATTTCAACTGCTAAAGATGACGGAGCATCGGCCGTACTCTTCTTGTGCGACACGCATTGCCGGGAGTGGTCGATTACCTCGGCTACCTGGCGCGACCGGGCCGACTCAATCGTGAAAGGGAACTGAACATCATGTCAAGCGAATCCAAGACCGTCCGTGCATACATCGTAATCCCTGTCGAGGTCGACCCCGAGGGCACTCTAAAGGAACTAGAGTCGGAAGCGATGGCCATGTGCGCTTTCTACTCGGACCAAACCCCTCCAGGCTTCGTAGATGACGCAACCGGGCGTAGAGGTCCCCCGACCGATAACCCGAATGGGCCTATTGTCTCCGCGGGTACTCCCTACTTCAAGTTGCGGATTAGCGAGTAACCTACATCGGCCCCTGACGGGGCCTTTCTAGTTGAAAGGGTAGAACATGCTAATCGTACGACCGAGTTGCATTCCCGATAATTGGGTCATGTTGGGTACAGCCGAGGAACTTGTAAGTTCTGGCAGACTACAGAACTCGAGGCTCTTTAGAAGGGGTTCCCCTGAGGGTGTCTATTTCGATTGTGTTATAGACAAGATTGACGCGACTTGTTACGAAAGCTCTACTTCGCCTAGCCGAATCTGGGGGCCGGCATCCTTGGCCAAGGAAAAGTTCCCCGTAGCCCAAGCCAAGCTAACCCGGCCCGTGCAGAAGTTCGGGGAGTCTTTCCGGGACTACGACAACCGCTTGGCAGAATACCGAGTTGGCATGAAAAAGCACCAAGGAACCCTGGCTGAAATACTGCGGAACGAAGCCGAGTCGCTAGGCATGCGCTTCGTCTTGTCCGAGTTGAAAGACGACTTCCGGGAGCTCGTCTTGTCTATCCCTATCGAAGCCGAATCCGGGCAAATCAAGGCCTTGGAGTTCTTCGCTACCAACTATGTCGAGGCCGGGATTACCGTGCGCTCGGTCGTTTTCCCGTACAAGTGAAAGAGGAAGCCATGAAAGTCTATGTACTCATGCGGCTATATGACTACGAACCCGGAGAACTTCTCGGGGTGCACAGCACGAAAGATAAAGCCGTAGCCGCTATCCCCGATAGCGAAAGAGAGTACGGTCACGAATACCCAGAGCCGGCTAAATATGACTCTACTTGCGTCTATTCTTGGGTTTTCCCTAGCTCCGGTGCAATCGAGGTTTACGAGAGGGAAGTAGAGTGAATGGGCATTATCAAGCATACCCAGGTTAACAAGTCCCCCGACCTTGCACGCATCCTAGCTCTCCCCCGTCGTAACTGGACCGAGGCCGAAGCAGCCAAGCTCGCTACGGTCATGACGAATACGCTTAAGCGGCCCGGGGGTTCTATGGCCCTCAAGCCCGTTCAAGCCGTAGCCCTGTACGAGTTCCAGAAATACGGGGGCTTGGTCGGGCATATGCGGGTAGGGTCGGGAAAGACCCTTGTATCCCTCCTGGCACCTATCGTGCTGGGTATCCAGAACTACGCGCTTATCGTCCCGGCCTCACTCCGGGACAAGACCAATCGAGAACGGGTCAAGTATTCGGCGCACTGGAAGCTACCCCAGACCTTCCGGATTTGGTCCTACGAAGAGCTCGGACGGGTCCAGGGGGCCAACATCCTCACGACCCACCGGCCTAAGCTTCTCATCCTAGACGAAGCCCACAAGGCCAAGAATCGGAAGGCCGGCGTAGTCCGTCGGCTCATCCGGTATATGCAAGAATTCCCAGACACGAAGGTTATCGTCATGTCCGGGACGTTGCTCCGGAACTCTATCGAAGACTTCGGGCACTTGTCCCAATGGGCCCTAGGCGAGGGCAACCCCCTCCCCAATGACTACGGCACCCTGAAGGAATGGGCCGAAGCCCTAGAAGACCCCGAAAGCTTCCTAAGCGTTACTCACCCCGGCCAGCTCATGAGCCTACCCGGAGGGGATGACGCGGAAGACGAACGCCAGCAAGTCAGGCAAAAGGTACAGCTGCGCATGCTTGAAACCGGGGGCGTTGTCGGCTCCCGGGGCGAGCAAGTCGCGGCTTCTCTTTACCTCAAACCGGTAACGTACCCGGTCAATACCCACACGGAAGCCAACTTCAAGCAATTGCGGACCTTGTGGGAAACCCCCGACGGGTACTCGATTTCCGAAGCGGTCATTATCTGGAAGACAGCCCGTGAGCTGGCCCTAGGGTTTCACTACGTAACCGTTAGTGAGAAGGCCTACAAGGCATATACCAAGGCTTCCACCCGGTCTATCTACAACCGGACCATGACAGCCGAGGGCCGGAAAGAGTTCGAAGCGTTCCTAGCCGTGGCCAGGCCGCCGGATGAATGGCTAGGGCCCCGTCGGGAGTGGGCGAAGTTCGTACGAGACGAGCTCGCGGATAGCCGCACTCTAGATACAGAGAAGCAAGTTGCCCTGGCGTGTGCTGCCGGCCAGCTAGACCCCCGATACTACAACGCTTGGCGGTCGGTCCGGGATACGTTCGATGCGTACCAGCTGGCTGTCTGGCATGACGACTCGGCCCTGAAGGTGTGCGAGGAGTGGGCCAAGAAGGCGGACAACGGCATTATCTGGGTCGAGCACCGATTCTTCGCGAAAGAGCTTGCCAAACGTACCGGACTGCCCTACTTTGGATTGGGAGGGGTCAACGGCAAGAAAGAAGCGATAGACGACCCCCGCACGATGGCCAAGTATCCGGTTATCATCGCTTCGATTAGCTCCAACGCGACCGGACGTAACCTACAGAGGTATAACCAGAATCTAATCGTCTCAGTACCCACTAACGGTATGACCTGGGAACAACTCCTAGGCCGTACTCACCGGGACGGACAAGAAGCCGACACCATTAGCGCGGACGTATTCCTAGGATGCGCGGAACACTACCGAGCTATTCCCAAGGCCATCCGACAAGCAGAGTCAATTCGAGACACGGTAGGCGAGGAGCAAAAGCTTCTCTTGTGCGACGTCGATTGGCCGAGCTCAAGCCCCAAGGGCTGGGCATTCACCGGCAATGTATCGAAGAAAGAGCTAGAACGTGCAAACCGTTTGGATATCTGGGACGACGAAGAAACCGAGGGAGACGACGAAGATGAATGAAAAGCTGTATACGCAAGATGAGCTGGACGAAGCCGAGGAAGCGGCTTATGACCGAGGCGAGCAAGACGGGTACGCCCGGGGCTGGGACGAAGGCTACGAAGAAGCTTTCTGCGACGGTGAATGCCAGGAAACCGAGGCGAAGTGAAAGACCCCCGAGCTACCCTAGACACCGCAGCCAATCGCTCCCCCGAAAAAGAACACGACCTAGAGCGCATTAGCGCCATCCGTCGGGACCTGGAAACGACCTACCCGGCTGGCCGTAACCTATCGATGGCTATGACCAAGTTGGACGAAGCCTACCTCTGGCTACTGAGCTCCGAAGAGTACCAGAAGAAAAAGACTTGACTCCCCAGCCCCAGGGCTTACACTACCGGAACCGAAAGGAAAGAGACATGTCCAGCAAAGAAGTTACCTACAAGGCTATCAGCCCCGACGAATGCCAGAAGTTCATTGCCAACGGAAACGCGGCTATCGCGACCGTGGTCGCTAAGCTCTGGAACCAAACCGAAGACCCGAAGATGAAAGAAGCCCTCGGGATGGTATGCGACATGTCGCTAACTATCATCGATGCTCAGGCCAACCTAGAAATCCCGGTCATGCCCCCGACCGCTACCAAGGAAGAGGCCAAGGCCATCATGGTAGAACGTGGGGCCCTTGCAATTGCGGAAACTGCCTTGGGCATGTTTATCGCCACTCTCTAACCATTCATACAAGACACGACTAGGAGTTTACATATGGGACGTTTCGATAGCTACAATAACGCACAACCGGCTGGCGTATATGCGGACGGCCTTCCCCCAGGCACGCATACGGTTAAAATCGTCAAGTTCAAGGAAGGCCGACACCCTCAGTTCCCCTCGAGCCTCAAGCTCTACGGAACGTGCGAGGTCGTAGACTCAGATTGTGACGCAGTGGAAGTCGGCTCGGAGAGCCAGTTCAACGTCCCTCTGGGCCAGATTGACACCATCGTAGGGCCCCTCCTGGCTTCACTTACGGCCGCTCTTCTTGGGGTAGACTCCAATGACCCCAAGGCCGTAAAGGAGAACGTTACGGGCCAAATCGGTAAGACTATCGAAGCCGCGCTAGAGGAGCAGCTTTTCACCGATACGGTCATTCGGGTTCACGGCAAGATGAAGACCCCCGCAAGCGCCGGAGGTAAGCCCTACGTCGCATATACCTTCTCGGCGGTTCCGGAAGGTACTTGACAGACTGAGAACGATGGCTAGAATAGGGGAAGGCTAGAGCGGTTTCGCTTCTTTCCTTTCCCGCTCTAGCCACTTTAGCGGCCCTGTTCATTGATAATCCAAGTGTAAACGACAGCCCGGAAAGACGGGCGCATATAGTAGTAACTCAGTCTGGTAGAGTGGGCGCTTTGGAAGCGTCAAGTCGGGGGTTCGAGTCCCTCCTACTATACCGGGGAACCTTTTCGCTGAGAGAAGGCCCCGCCAACTGTGGGTAATGATGGGTTCGATTCCCTTACTCCCTTAAGGGGGATGTACGTATTCTGGACGAATACTACCCACGCTAACTAGCATGGTCCCTAAACGGGAACCCGGTACGCCCACAAGGCCCCGGGTTAGCCGGAGTCAGACCCGCTTAGCCCTCGTAACGGGCTCTACGGGACCGCACCTAGTATCGTCATGCGGCCGAGTTTAGCCCCCTCCGGAACGGGCTTGACGTAAGGGAAAGACCTTAGCCACCGAGAGT